ATTACACTTAATGATTCGATCCCCTCATTTTCTGGCTTTTGGTATTTAAACCCCGATGCTCTACTGACAATAGCTAAAGTTATCACGGTAGGCATCGGGATATCTACCGCTCAAGTTTATGGGGCTATTGTATTTCGTAAAACTCACGAATCTAAGTGGCTGTGGATGTATGTTATTGCTACAGTGTTGAGTATATTCATCTCAGCATTCACATTTTATACCTCAATTGAACGGGGGGCTGTTCAGGGCAAATATTCCACAGAAGAGTACCAAACCCTTTTAAAACAGAAAGAGTTTAAAATTCAGCGCCTCAAGCAGCTTGTGAATGATAAAACCAGAGAGACCAATGAACTTTATTCTGTTGGGCATAAAACGTCAGCAAGATTAAGGGCTGCAGAGTACGATAAGCGGATTGAAAAACAAAATGACCAAATAGATAAACTCAATGACCAAATTATTATTTACCAACAATCAACATCTAAAAATACTGTAACTGTTGAGAACACCTATAAAAATTTCTCGAAAGATTTTTTATTCATTTTTGGGGTAGGTGATCTACCTACAATAGAGTGGTTTGCGGCTACCTTAAAGCTGGGATTGTTGTTATTTTTCGCAGCAATCCCGGACCTTGTAGGCCCGTGGTTGCTTGCTTATGGGTATGTTCCAGGCAAGAATACGCGGCCATCAAAGGAAGAGGATATAACGTTAAGCCAGCGTATGATGCAGGGTTTATGGTATGGGCTTACCGGCCAGAACGAGCCACCGAAAACGGTAGACGAAGCGGCGAAAGAGCGCGATAAGCTTTTAAATACACCGTTGAACAAAATGGATACCAGCAAACTCAAGGGTTTGGTCAAAGATGCACCGAGCATCACCGATTATTTACCCACACTGGAAACCAGAATCTATTTGGTAGCCCCATCCGGTTCCGGCAAAACGGTTCTTATGCAGTGGCTCATCCGTAAAATGCTACAGAACGGGGAGTTTGTTGTTGGCCGGGACCGTTTAGTAATCATGGACCCTAAACCGAGTACCGCAGGTAAGTGGCCTACATTCGCTGAACTTGTGGGAACTGGTTATAAATTAGAGCCAATTTTGGCTAAGTACGACGAATTAAACAGTGTTTTCAGAAAGCGGTGCGATCTTCCAGAAAAAGAAAGGGGGAAGCAGCCTAAATATTTTGTGATTCAAGATGAAGTTTATTGGTGCTCTCTGGAGGCCGCTAAAGACCCATACAAGATCCAATTTGGAGATAAATATAGCTTCTTACTCACTCAAACACGTGAGTTTAATATGTTTTTCATTGCAGCAACACAACTGTCAACCGCATTGTCCGAAGGGACAAAAGGTCAGACAGGTGTGAAACGAAATTATGAGTTTTTGATAGAAATACTTTACGACAAAGCGCATAAATTCCGTTGTGCTCGCATGGCGGTATCTGGACTTCGACCTGAGTTTTACCGTATCCCCCACATGAAGGGTACGGCCCCCACAGCATCTTCCAAATTCTCTTTAAAAGCCATTGCTGCAAACGCAAAAACGCATGCTCCTACGATCACCGAAAATTTACGAAAAACTATCAGCCGTACCACTGGTACGCAGGTGGTACGCGAACGAGATTATCCTGACAAGGATGCTCCATTTTCCGACGGCGAAAGTCGGGGTGGTACGCAACTGGTACGTCCCAGCGTCCCAGCCCAATATTATTACGAAAATGACCAAAAAGTACCAGATGAGAAATGCACTACAGATTTACCTGGTACGCAAGTGGTACGTCCCAGCACGTCCCAGTCTTGGGTTGGAGCTTACAGTAACATTGTTACTGAACTGCAAGAGGAAGCCATTTTAGCCCAATATGACAACGGTGCATCTCACAATAATATTATCAAAAACGTGTTTAATTCGGACCCGTCACCCAAGACCCGTAAAATGTTGAAGGCGATTTTAATTAAAAACAACAAAATTAAGGAAAAATAAAAAATGGAACTTGCTGCAATCATATTTTTCATCTGCCTAAGTCTGCTTTGCATGGTAAAAATTTATAAGTTTTTGGCCCCTATTTTTGGCTGGGAAATTCCTGATTGTATAGTCAAAGATTCTGAAGAGAAGCCGCCTGAAGACCAAGAGGCGGTGTATGATCTCAATGGAAAATTAGTAGGTTACTACAAAAAGGAGGACCCCCAAGATGTCGCTTGATTCTATTCGACAAACGTACCTACCGGATGAGGGTTGTGTATTTGTAAAGGGGGATCTATCCCAAGCAGAGTCTCGGATTGGATACATGTACTGCAATACAGAGAGAATGGTTAAGTGGGCGAATATGTATCCAGATGAGTACGACATGCACTCTGACAACGCCGTAGATATTTTTGGTAAACATATTTTGGAGTTGTCTAAAGGGGAATTTAAGGGATACAGAAACATGGGTAAAAAGGTTGTCCACGCTGCTTGGAGAAAAATGGGTGGGGCTACTATGTCGGACAATATCCTCAAGGATAGTAAAGGCGAAGTTTACATGCACCCTACTCGGTGCCAAGACCTTATAAATAAGTATCTACAGTCAAAGCATGAGGTTAATGGCATATATTTTAGGAGGGTTGAAGAAGAGATTTATTCAAAAGGTTTCTTGATCAATTCCTGGGGCAGGCGCTATGATGTAAGGTACATCGACATTGATGATGCGCTACTTCGGAAGTGTTATTCTTTCTGGATGCAATCTGAATGCGCCGAGATTACGAATCAAATGCTTTTTATACCGGGTACTAAGTACTTGATAGATAACTATAACCGCCCGATGAATATGCAAATACACGATGAAGTGGTAGCCAGTGTACCGGCGCATGGCGTTTATGATTACTGTTGTCGGATGAAGGAATCTGTAGAAGTCCCTATTGAAACACCTAAGGGTCTTGGGCAGACAATGATTATGCCTTTGGAGTTTAAAATCTCTGACACTTTATATGGAGGCATTGAGTTTTGTAGAATGCCCCCGCAACAGGAATTTAACGAACAAATATCTGATTACTTGGGCGTAAACATATGAATGTAATGGTGGTTTTTATAACTGGGTTTTGGTGCGGGCTTATGTCCGCATTTGCCTTAATCGCGCTTGTTATGTAAGGGGGGGATGATGTCTCAGTATAATGAAGAATTAACCAATGTATTTAATCAGGTTAAACACCTAAGCGTCTCACACAAAACTTTAGTGCGCCAGTATACAACGCTTCAAAAAGATTATGATGAATTGTATCAATTGGTTCTAACCCTCTTGGATAGCATCGAAGATAAGGAACTCACAATCCATTCTTCCAGGCTACTAAAGATACGGGAAGAATGGCGTATAGACCGCCGTTTTGACGAAAAGACTGAAGAGTTGACCTTCAAAATGCTAACATTGAGGGATTAGTAATGGGCATACTCGATGATACGGGTAATCTGTTTAAGCTTTACGACTACATCTGTGGGGAAAGTGAATGCCCGAAACAATACCATTTTTGGGCGTGTGTGGCGGGAATTGCTGCAGCTTTGCGAGATAAATGTTGGGTTGAAATTATACCGGGTATGCCATTAAAGCCCAATCTTTATGTAGGCCTGATCGGGCCAGGTTCCTTGGGTAAAGGTTGGGCAATCTCTCAGATTGTGTCTATATTAAATGCTGCTACTGAAACGCAGACCTACCGGGGAAAACTAACCTATGCTGCATTGATTGACAAGCTGGGCAAGCCCTACACAAATGCTTTGGGGGAAAAGCGTTTGGCAAATCCGGTCCTCCTCTTAATTATGGATGAGTTGAAAAATGCTGTAGGTTCCAACAAGGCCCTGGTTGAAGAACTGGTTTCTCAACTCACGGAATTATACACGGCCACTAATTACCAACTCCAAACCTCAACAAGAAAAGATGGGGAGATCACCGTTGATAAATCATGTCTTTGTTGGCTATTCGGCTCCACACCAACTTGGCTTAAACATGTGTTAACACAAGACATTTTTGAGTCCGGCTTCATTGCTCGATGCTGTTTTATCCACGCCGGGTACAATTTAAAAAAACGGATATTAAAGCCGAGATATCCCGCTGATCGAGAAAAGATTTTTGACCATATTCAGCAAAGATTTTACCATATGACCTTAGCCTATCAGGGAGAATTTAGTATTACCCCAAAGGCTGAAGAGCTAATTTTAAGCTGGTACGATACACGGGATGCTCCACAAGAACGATTGTTGTATTCCATCTGGTATCGCCAAAAAGAATTACTGCTCCGCTTCTGCATGATTAATTGCGTAGCCGACGGTGGGGCCATGATGATCCAGCCGATCCATGTCAAGCGTTCAATAAAAATGGTAAAATTTGTTTTCCAAAACGCTGTACACCTTCTAACCAATGCTACCCAATCTTACGAAACAAGCTGTATTAGTGCTGTCGCTGAGAAAATCAAAGCTAAAATTGCTATTAAAAAATGCGATCTGAACCGGTACTTCAGTTCCAATAGGGGGTTGTCTGCTCAAAGAGTAAACAAGGCTGTAGCTGATTTAATTGAGCAAGATCTTGTCGAAACTAAACGTAGTCCACAAGGTAGGGGCTTAATCTACATGTGGAAAACTCCAAAGGAAAAGCCGAATGCCCAAGCCGAAAATTACGATAAAAGGTGAAATTGTTTTAGAGGCGTTGCAACAGTTCCCTGAAACCCCCACCCAAACACTGGCCAAGATGATCTACCGGGATAACAAAAAAATATTTTTGCATCAGGAATCTGTGAGGGGGTTGATTAGGTATTACCGGGGACAGTCAGGTAAGTCTCATAGGAAATACATAGCAAATAAAGAACACCTTTCAAAACCGGGAAGTATCAGTCCATTTGAGGCTTTACCCAAAGGGATTGAGTCCCTTGAAACCCCTAAATTTAGAGTACTTAAGCACGAAAAGAGTTTGGTAATTTCTGATCTGCATATTCAATGCCATAACGAGCAAGCTTTGTTTGCAGCTCTGGAATATGGTTATAAGAATAAGGTCAATGCAGTAATTATCTTGGGGGATTTAAACGACTTCTATGGAATTTCGACCTTTAACAAGAACCCATATGAGCGGGACTTGTTGAATGAACTTCAGGTTACCCATAAGATCTTAGCTATTATGCGGAAGGGTTTCCCCAATTCTCGAATCTATATTAAACAAGGAAACCATGAAGATAGACTAAGGCGGTTCTATATGGTTAAGTGTCCAGAATTGCTAGGGATTCCTTACTTTGATTATAAATTTCTTTTGGGCTGTGACAAGCATAAAATAGATCTGATTGATTCGTCTACCATTGTAAAAATAGGAAATCTTAACCTACTTCATGGACATGAGTTCGGGAGGTCGTTTGGTTCTGCCGTCTCCCCGGCAAGAAGCCTTTACCTCAAGACTAAATCAAATTGTTTACAGGCACACCATCATAGGGCAAGCGAATATAGTGAGAGGGATTTAAACGGAAATAAAGTGACCTGTTATTCCATCGGGTGCATGTGCTCTTTACGACCTGATTGGAAACCTATTAATCAGTGGGAGCATGGATTTGCTTTAGTTGAATTGATTGATAGTGAAACAGGGGATTTTGCAGTCCAAAATAAAACAATACAAAATGGGAGGGTTTTTTAAATGGCACAATTACTTAATAGCGAACAATTAGCTTTTTATAATTATACCAAACGCTTAAGAACCTTGCAGAAAGAAAACTATAGATTAAGATCTGAAAATGATAAACTTAAAGAAGAGTTGAGTTATTACAAAGAATTAGAAGAGTTTGAGGAAAAAATACGTGAAGGTGTGTTGGACTAAAAGCGAAAAGCCCCGGTGATTCAGGCCGGGGCTTCTCCATCCAAGCAAGTATGTAAGTTCCTTTTTGTCCTATAAGCTATCCCTTCGTTATTGCGTACCCTAAATTGCATATGATTCCTACCAATACAAATATAAGCGTGATTAAAATTTGTGTAAAGCGTTTTTGGTTGAATTTTTGTTGTTCCCTCATTGCATGTATTTCCCCACTTTGTTTATCAATTTCCCGCTCAATGTGAGATATCCGTGACTCAAAGCCCGAGTGTTGAGAACATAAAGTATCTGCCATCATTCCTCTGCTTGTTCTTCTGCCGCTTCAAATGAATAGAACTGTGCTGCGTCAGCTTCTTGGGTATTTTTCATAGTTTCCGAAACAGCCTTCTGTTGTCCGATTTTTCGTAATGCCATTCCTAACTTCGGACCAATTCCAGTGAATATTCTGCTTTCCGTTACACCGTCATAAAGCGCCCTTGTAAGTCGGGGGTTTGTCATAGCCTTTGCTAAAACTAAGGGCGACATCATAATAGCACCAGCTCCTGCTAAGGCCCCCACACCAGCTTTAGGATCGTCTCCTGAAACCATAGAATAAACCCCGGCGCCGGACGATCCAATAGCTGCATAAGTTTTTAGCTGAATGAAGAAAGACTCTTCCGGCTTGGTTTTCTCAATGGTGTCCATTGCTGTAAAAAGCTTTTTAACCTGGTCAACCTGCTTTTGATTCCCAAACAATTCTGTAAGCATTTCAGGCGCTTTAGCTTCAACCTTGTCAAATCTTTTCAACATCATATCTGCCTTGAAAACCCCCTGTTCGTCTGTGGCACCCGCAAACATTTTAAACCGGAGGGGTTTTAAAATCTCGTTTTCGTAATCCTTCATGAAATTTTGTTTAGGGACTTTGTAACCGTAATTCCCCGTTTCAGCTGGGGTTTTGGCCGCCAGATAGAAAGCATCCTTGACCTTCATGAGGGTATCGTATGATGCAGCAGGCTTGCCCATAGTGGGGTCCATCATATCCACCACGGTACCGGGCTTGTTTTTTAACGCTCGGCGCATGGACTTCATGGTTGCATTATGTAATACATCCTTATACTTACCATTAAATTGGTTGGCAGTGTCTCGGATATATTTCAACCCCGGCTGTTGATCTACAAATTGGTCAAATGGTTTTTCCAGGGAGGACTTCATGAAGGATAAACGCTTGTTGTATAGTTCATCTGTTTGACTGTAATTGGAGTTGAGAATCCTTAGGGTGGAATCTACGTCTACAGCATCAAGATTTTTCCAAGCTTCTTTATCAGAAAACTTAGGTAGTGCCCCAGCAGCTTCGGCTTGCCTGTATATCCGAACCATGTCGGCGTCTTTAGTTTTAGCGAGAGCGTTCCTAAATTGGGAACCATTAAACTTTTTGTCGACTTTGGCCAAGCCTTTTGCGTATTGGTCATAGAGATACGCCTTATGGGCTTCTACGGGTTTAAATAGTTCCTTGGGTTCCGGCGTGTTGCCCAACACCCGATTCATAAAAGCCCCAAATTCAGGACCAGTTTTTTCCTTAGCGGCCTTGGCTACATAGGTCTCTATAGAATCCTGAACATGTTTTACATTCCTTGCGTCAAACTGCCGGAATTTTGTAGACCCAGTTCCAGATCGAGCGATGGATTCCATGTGGTAGACAAGGCCTTTTTCTTCCGGGTTGAGCTGGGCTAAGGATAAACTAAATGGATCTTTACCTTTCCAGCGATACCATTTCTTGGATGCTTGTTTATCGGGCGCTTTAGCTAAAACTGATTGAGCCGCCTCAACACCTTTAGGTACTGTCCGGGGCATTAAAATACGTTTGGCTCCAGCTAAGATACCCTTCCCCATACCGTGGAATACAGAACCAACAGCAATATCGGTAGCCCCTGCAACACCACCTGCTTTAATATCCTGCCATAAGGAATCTAATTCAGGGTCGGTACCGGCACGCTCAATCTGTCTTGCAGATAATTCCCCCATGGCTGCTGAAGCCCCGCCAATAGCCATTTGGGGTAGGAAGGCCATACCCCCGGACGCCGCCCCTGCAGCTATTGGGAGTCCGTATCTGGCACCAGCCGCAGCAACATCCTTTCCCCGCTGGATCTTTTCTTCGGCAGGCATTTCCGGTTTACCTGTGATCGTGGATATTGGGGGACCACTATCTTGGGGAATCGCTTCTGCCGTAGGTTGGAACTCCGATACTGGTTTAAAACTTCGGGTGAAGTTGTCCTTTTTCGTCGGTGTGCTGGGTACTTCTGCTACTGGTTTAAAATTTGCCATTGGCCATTCCCCATATATGTTGCTTTATTTCCATCTGCATCCTGATAAACTTTGCCGGTTTTGAGTGAGTCACCGCTCAATACTTTATGATTCTTCTTGTCAGCAGGAACCGTACTTTGGTGTGAAACACCAAGGTCGGGTGCAGCCTGTTTTTGTTGCTGTTTCTTATCAGCCGTATCTTCCAGGCCAAGATAGGTTTTGATATTGGGCATTGATTTTAAATCTTCAACCAAAACTTCTAATTCAGTCGTCTCTCTACCTGCTGCCTTTTCTGCTGCGATGGTATTCAATGTTCCGTCTACAATAGACTGTTGGAAGTCGCTGAATTTAGAGATAAAGGCAGTAGGGCTTTCAGTCATTGCAGGCTGTAAGGCTTGTGCTAAAGCCACTTCTTTATCTGACATTTGTTTACCACGAACTTCGTACATAGTTTCCAGGAACTTAGCGACAGACGTTCTAAGCTTAATCCTTTGTTCATTGGGCATAATTCCCCAATCGTCTTGTAGACGGTTAAGGTATTCCATCTTCCCAGTGGGCAGCTTGCTTATATCTGCATCAGGACCTAATCCAGTAAACCCAGCGATAACATCCATTGCTCGCATACCGGTATCAAGAAATGTTTTCCCCCCGGCAACAGCCTTAGTTACTGCAGCCGTTACCTTAGGTTTCTTGATTTCTTTGGTGGCTTGCATCACTGCGACCTGACGATTAAACTTTCCACCGAACGTTGCAGCCTCAACTTCCTCTTGAGCGTAGCCTTTAGCCTTAACCTCACGAGCAATCTTATCAGAATCCATTTGATGGTATTCATCGTTTAAGCCATCAAAGCGGTCCAGGAACGGCTGTAGTCTTTCAGGTACAGCATACCCTTCACCACGCATTCCATGTAGCACAAATCCAGCCATAGCCTTGTCAGCATCGGCTTTTGGATAAAGTTTGGATATAGATTCTCTCAAAACAGGATCATTGTAATATTTTCCGAAAGTCGTCTCGGAAATTTGGTTCTTTTCATCAACGGACAGATCCCGTAAGTTCCCAGCGCTATCAGGCATCCAGCCGGTTTGCATGGTAATGTTCTCAACAATCTTGCTGGAAGGCATGTTAGGATTAGCTTTTTTCATTTGCTTGTAAGCGTCATACCACCCGGCCTCTTCACCGTAGTGTTCGCCAATATCAATCCCGGATACCTTCTTTGCTAGCATTCTTTGAGTGAAATCGGGGGTAAATAGTTCATCCATATGCTTCTTTAATTCAGGAGGAACCATGCCATCTTGGATAGGCTCTTGAGGTGTGGCTCCTTGTAAATCTAATGCAGGCCCTGCAGGATCATTTAAAGGATTGTCCGGCGCCTTTTGTCCTGGCTCAGTAAACCCCAATTTTTCAGCTAAAGTTTGATCTAATGCTCTGCTTAACTTTTGATCCCTGGAGGGCGCGCCAGCAGCTACACGGTACGGGGTTACATCAATTCCAACCGACATAGCTTCCGGGGATAGCTTTTCAATCTGCTGAGTGTTACCTTCCTTCAGAGCATTATCCAAAAGTTTTCTATAGGCTAATCGGTTCTCCTTCTCCCTGGGATCTTCCTTTTCTTGTACCGCTTGAGGACGTTGCTGCAACCCTGGGGCGGCCGCTGCAGCGCTTCTTTGTGCTGCGGCAGCAGACGACATAACACTTGATAATAATGACATAATTTCACCTTCTTATAAAAAGGGTAAACTCATCCCGGCATTAGTCCCGCCACTTTTACCCTTGGCATTTACATTGCCTCCAACAGCGGCACCTAATCCGCTGGCAACAGCCCCTTGTGTCCCGCCAATAAACTGCGGGATAATAGAGAGAATTGTTTGAAACATTTGTTGTTGCCTGTTTGCCGATTCATTTGCAAAAGTTGGAGCAATTTGGCTTGTTTGGTGCTGACCCATCATACGGGCTTGCGCCATTATATTTTCGCCTTCAGGGGTGCCCATGAGCCTTGATTTAACGAGTTGCTCTTTAGTGTTTTGCAAGGCCCTTCCTTGCGCCAACCGCGATTGACTGATGGCCGCTGAAGGGTCCAATTTATTATAAGGCGTTGCCCCTTGGCCTTTTAGAAGACCAGTCAAAGATCCCGCAAAAGATCTACGTAAATGTCCCTGTTCGTTCATTAATTGTGAAGCCATCTTTTGCATTTGAGTTGCGGCTTCAGATGTTTGCGAACCGCTTGACTTACTACTTGATTTACCACCTGATGCACTTCCACCCATTATACACCAATCCTTTCATTTAACCGGTACATCTTTGATTGTTCAAAATTACCTTTAGATAATAATACAAAAAACACATTATCAACACCGTAAATGTGGGGGACAAAACCAGTTACTTCATATCCCATGGAACGGTGCACTTTTAGCTTATCCTTCTGCCAAGTGGTTCCTAAGATATAATCATAATGACAAAAAGCTAGCTTATAAACCAGCGTTGTTAATTGCACCCCCCGCTTGGAAGATCGTAGTGGATCGGAAAGCCAAAGACCGCAGATAAGTGTCCGATCCGTAGGGTGGAGCGATGATGGGTAAGCCCACCATGCGAACTCGATTTTGTTTTTGCTGTTTAAAGCGTATATGAAAGTTGTAGGGGGTTTGAACGTTTCGAACATCTGCGAAAGACTGCGGCTTGCGGGTTCCAGGATGTCGCTCAATTCTCCGGTTGCGTGTAAATCAATCCACCAATGTAAGAGCAAAAAATCTTCGTTCTCGTTGCTGGCATACAGCCTCAAGCGTAGCTTTTCGGCTTGCTTGCGCAACTCATCCGGTATTATCATCTACTCCCCCCTCTATTTACAGCAGTTATATCTAACTCTAAGCTGTGGATCGTCTGGAACATTTGGTTCCAGTCAGAATCAATTGTCAGCCCCTCAATGCGCCCCTTTTTGGTAATTCCAATTTCAGCCTGAAATCTGCTGGAATCGGATCTGTTGAATACTTCGATGTCCGGCCCATCTACAAAATGGAGTGTTCCCACCATATTTTGGCTGTTCGGATCTATATCGTAGAAAAATCTATTGACAATGTAACTACTCGTAAGTGATTCTAATAATGTAGAATATATGTCAAAATAGATTTCTTGTCCATAAGACCTGAATCTACCCGGGATGGGTTTTACTTTGCCGTTGATAATCAAACGTAATGTAACGGCATTGGCTACAAGTTCAAATTTTGTGAAATAAAGGCCATTGGCAAGGGGGCCTGATAGGTAAAGCTCATCCAACCGGCCTACCCTTTGGATATCAAAGTCTTGGACCCTGCGGTTGGCGGCGCTGAACGTTCCCAGCGTAATGTAGCTGCCGCCAACAAATTTTAAGAATGTGATTATGCTAAAGCCTAAACTGTTGCCATCTAGCAGGAACCTTTCAAACAAATAGACAGCCTGTACTGATTCTTCCATTAATCCTGATAGGTTATAGCGAATGCCACTGACATTATCTAAAACTGCGGGGACTGACTTCTTTTTCCCATTGAGGTATACATCCAGGTTCAGTGGGCTTGCTATCAACTCAATGTTGTATATCGCCAGGTCATTAATAGATCCGTATGTTATCTGCAAGGATACTACCCTACCAAGTTTCTCTATTTGGGTAGAGTCGCAAATCCTTCCAGCTAAAATATCCGTGGTGAATATCTCTGCAGTGCCCGCCCCGGTAAGCTGCAGATTAATTGTGGCTGTGGTACTATTTCCTCCAAGGTCATAGTTTAGCCTATCGAGAGAGTATACCGTCTCTAAGATGGAAGGAGGAGCATCCAAGAAATTAAATTCCACCCCGGAACCACCTTCCATGATATGTCCCTCAACCTGGAAATTTTCTTGTCCGAATCTGCATTGTAGCATTACCGGTTTAGCTTTTAATTCCACTCCGGTCAACGTAGATCCAGTACTTGAAAATGTTCCATAAATATCAATGCCCTCTAATACCCCAACTCTATCTATCTCGTATTGATAGTGGGACTCTGCAGCTGTAGCGTCACTGCCTATAAATATCGGCGTCGATCCGTAGAAGTTAATGTAGGTATTCCAAGTGAAGCCATTAGGGTTACCCAATATTGTAAGCCGCTCAAACATGTAAGCTTTCTGAACATCCGGCTTTTGATGTTGATTTTCGTAAAAGCTGGCACCGCCCAAGTTCTGCCGGAAATAACCTTCAACCGCTGTTTTACGATCTGCGTAATTTATGATCATTTTTACAACGGAGCGTTCTACAGTAATACTATTAAATTTCAGGTAGTTTTGCGAAAGCTGCCCTGTGATGTAGAACTCTTCCATGGGACCAATTACAGCCATTGCGGTACTTTCATGTCTGCGCGATATGGAGTTGAGGGACATTAAGAAAGTGTCGGCACCATTAAATTTTTTGAAGTAAAGCGTGTGGTTTACTCCAAATGTGGCCAAATCAACGCTACACCGTTCGTATTTGTAGATCTTGCCATCCTTCTCCGCGTCAGCCTCATCTAGGCGAAATTTTAAAACACCCGGGCCTGTGGATAGATGCCCATTAATTTCAATAGGATCGTCACCGATTAGCTTCATTGTTACTGGGAAATACTCAATTTCTATCGAATATATGTGGATTGCAGCTTGAGTCGTGTCTGCGAATATTAGGATGGATATATCGTTGCAAACAATATCCATGTCGAAAGCGGTGGTCCTTTTGCCCGAGTTTGTAGATAGGGTACCGGCAGAATCAATCTTACCATTGCAGATAGTTTGTACATAAACATTCGCGCTACCACCCACATCTGCAGATACAATTATCCGGGAAACTCTAGATGTTGTTGGAAATTCAATCCCACGGGTTTTAATTTCAAATGGCACTGCTGAGGTATAATCGGCATACCCTGCGAATTGATCCTCTAATTTTAAAACTCGACCACCAGATGATATAGCCACATCATCAGCTTTAACATCATAGTATATTGCTCTACATGGAATGCCTAAATCCCTAACACGCCCAGTTTCTAAATCTAATCCAAACGTGGAGTTGATGCTTCCGAACAGATACTCCCCATCTGCAAATGTTGCATTGTTTTGGTATGCCCCAATGGGAGAATAATTCTCTGAGAATTCTCCATTAAACAATGGGCGTAAAGCTCGGTGGCCCAAGATTACGGATTGGGCGCCTCCTGTAAATATTCTGATTCCATCGGATGCTTGCCAGATGATTCCTTTGGCGGTGGGCACTACGGATTGGGGGCTTTTAGTTCCCGTCACCCCGGCAAGCTGCCGCACAAAATATGGGTTATCTCCATAGATTTGATATACATTGTATTCCGCTATGGCGTAGAGATCACCGCCGAATATCACTAAACGCTGGATGGGGTTGTCGCTGCTGGAGACCTCTATGTAATTCTGGACTGATTCAGGGTAGCCTATTCGGGAATAATAAACTCGGCCGTAACCACTATTCACCCAAAACATAGATTGATTAAATGGTCCCGCACAATCATCGAATGTAGTTTGTGGAGCACCGTTCCCGTAGGATATGAGCGTTGTGGATAAAGCGCTGTCAGAGAAGGTATCTACAAATGTGGTTTGGCTTCCTCCTATTTGAGTGAGGTAATAAAGCACTCCACCGTTCCCACCTGACCTATAAATCTTTTTCGTGTTAACCTGCGAATCACTTGAGTTGGTGAGGTTGGTAAGGGAGACACCGCTCTCTGATGCTAGCAATGCGACGTTGTTTATTGTCGATGGGTTGGATTCACAACCTGTGAATTGGTTATAATATGTATAAGCATATCGATATGTTGAAGCCCCATCTAAAGCCCCATACCCAAGGCCGGTACCATTAGCTGGCGCTTGAGGGGGAGAAATACCCCAACGCCTCTCGGTAGAGTGCGTTAAAGCCCGAACACCACCCCCATTACAGACATATAAATAATCAGGGAATCCTGGGGAGGCAGGCATTACGGCAAATCTAAAATTTTTGTAGGAAGAGAAGCCTCTTACTAAAGTCGCATTTCTATATAACTGAGTGCCTACTCCGTAATACCAAGATGAGCCATAGAAGTGGATGGAATGGGCATTCATGTTGTTCTGAATTAAAGATGATCCATATCGTTTAAATGGGTGATTAACTGAAGAATTTGATACTCCTGTAAACCTCCTACAATATCCTTCTGGAGCATCAGTTTCTGTTCCGGCTACATGCAATCCTTTCGAAAAATCCGACATTTTGATGCTTGGCATTATTCCCCCCACCAACCAAGTATATTAATCTGAGCTAAAGTAAAGACAGATCCATAACCTGTATAATAGATCAATTTGCCCTGGTCTAAAGGCAATTCAAATTGAGCACAGTTGAACACTCCTGCCGTTTGAGAATAGCAGTAGAACCGGTTTGGATTCGTGGCATAAATTGCGGGCCAAACTTCAAGGCCCACATTTGTTAGGGTTGGGTGCGATATTTCTACGCGCAGCTTCACCAATACAGGATTTTCGTGGTCAATTATCGGCTTTAAATTCAAAGGGTTCTGTCTACCATTGCAAATTAAACCACCCCGATCCTGATTAAAATCCCCTTGCCAGACGTTTCTTGGGTAATAGTTTAAAGCTGTTCTTTGGATTTGGGATAAACTTGTCAACTGTGAATTCAAATCAGACGTGAGACCGGCCTCTAATTTAGGGTGTACACTTGCCTTTTCCGGTAATTTATTTGTGGTTTTTATTCCTTGAAATCCCATGGTGTCCCATCATTTTCAACATTAAAGAACCCAGCGCTTCGCATTGAGCAGCGAAGTCGGGATCTTGGTTTGTGTCAGATCTGGTGAACTCTTTGGCCAAAGTCAGCATTGCAATAGGTAGTGCGTAATAATCTGATATATTTGTGGATTTATCCTCTGCGTATATTACAGTAAGACGATCCCCTGAATCAAAATTGGGGATTGGGAACAAACTGAATTGCCTGTTAAGTTTATCCTGATAAAAAATAACCGGTATTCCTGGTTGAGTTCTCCAATCTATATAGTAAGCATCTAAGTGTGATTCGGTCTCTTCCGAAATACATTTACCCCCCAGCATCATGTGCACCATTCGGAGCATTGTGGAACCGTAATTATAGGTTTTAACGGAACTGGATAGGTTGTAATAAGTGGAGCCTAAAAATGGGGGCTTCTTTGCATAAGCCAACATCTCGATTACATCGTCAAAGAAGACGCTCACTGTAGTCAAGTCGTCTAAATCTAAAGACAACTCCCCCACTAAAGTGGTAATTTCCGATTTAATTTTCGACATTTTGTCTTGCCTTTAATGCTGTAGCTAAAAATTGAATGTGCTTTTCCAATAGAATTGAATCCCGTGCCCTAACCAACAAAACGCATTCAGCTAACTTTAAAGCAAGCTCTACAGACTCATCTGGAAGTTCCATATTTTCCGTAGTCAATGCGCTATAATTGGTATACATTTCAGTTACTTTTACATAATCAATGCGGACTGTGGTGCTTATACTCAGTGCTGGGTAGACGATAAAAGCATCCCGCCCGATCTGACACCAGGCCTCTAAACGTACTCCTGTAGCGTTATCGAACCAATCCATTTCATATGCAGAAAAGTGGTCGATAGACGGCACCTGAAGTAAAGCCCTATCATTTGATCCATCATGAATAGATATAATATCAGCAGCATATGGTAATGCTGTTTGTAAATCATAAAGTTGCTGACCTGCTGTAAGCGCGTAATCTACGGTGCCAGTAATTTTTTTGGTGGAAATGTTGGTAATCTGTTGGCAGATCATCAGAATCTCAGTGGCTAAATCGTTATCTATAGATATTCCACCTGTCTGCCTGGCGCGCTTGGTTAACTGGTCAACGGTGGTCTTAACATTTCTGGCCATTGCTTAACTCCAATTTGAGTAAACATGTTGTCGAGCGTTTGTTATATCCCCTACAGAGCTTCTGTGGTTTGTAAAATATTCCATGGTTAAGGTAATATCATCTACACCCTGTTGGGTCTTTAGAGCATCGCGGATGTAGTAGCCCCACTTGGTGTTCTGTTTGGCTTCTTCATTAGCATATAGTCCTGCAGCGTCTATGTTTCCCGCAGCCACAGAATCTATTTTAAGGTAGCGATAAAGGTCGATCATGGCCCCCTCTTTGAGAACATATTCATCTATCTGTGGGGGAATTGTTGAGTTTATGAGTAGCCGAGTTGGTAGCTCCCAGTAAATATACCGGATGATTTCAGATACCGCTGGCACTGGGTATATCTCAACTTTTATAGCTCCAGTTGAGTCTATACCGGTTTGGGCAAAGTTCATGGGATAATGTGAAGATAGTATTCTCCCGGGGAAAGACAGGTCCAGTTCTGCAGCAGACATTTGATTTAATCGAAATTTCAGTCGGGGGAAAACAAAGGAACCTAACCATCTGGCTGTTGAGTTTAATGAATGCGTTCGTTTTACTAACTCATAGCCCCCTGATGCAACGGAATTCTCAGAAAAGGGGGTAGCTAAGGTTAGGCTGGTCTCGTTTGATACTGAAGCTACCAGGTACCAGGACTCGAGAATTTTGATGTAATAATGTTCCTGAGTTCCAGAACCCACATCAGTTTGAAAAGTGGTTCCGGTCCCGGTTACAGTTGTGCTTCCACGGGAGGCTGTAACCGTTCCCGTATTGACTAAACCAGGTACTACAAACTCACCCACTTTTCGTAAATGCCTGAATTGCACCTTTGCAACTAACTCTTTGTATCTATTGTCAATCCATTTAGCAGCAGCGATTTGAGGTATGGTAATTGGAGCTACTGCTGACAGGTCTTTTACAACGTTTTCGACGGTGGCCATCAATTACCCTCTCAATTATTTAAATGCTCTAAATTTATGGGCAGGTTTTAGGAAACCTTTTTGTGGAACTTGGCTATTATCTTCTCTCATCGGATCATACACGGTATTTTTTTGCGGTTTAATATACTGTTTTAATTGATCTTCAGTCATTTCATCTGCCAATTGCCGGGCGGCAGATGATGCTTTCCTTGGATCAATTTCTTTACGGCGAATCTGGAAAGCTAATTCAAAATTACTCGGTCTCTTTAGCTTTCCTTTTCCTCCGGGTCCTGCGGGGCTTCCGCTTTTCTCTAACTTTCTCTCTTGTTTTTTGATCATATTTTTCACTCTCCAATTCCGCTTGGCATTCAAGGCGTAGCTCGAAAGCTACTTGTGACCTTAAATGCTGAGGGATTTCTTCGATCTGATTTAATCCAAACTTCACCCGATACATCAATTCCGAAATTGATAATTCGTTTAAATTCATAATGTTATCTCTCTTGTCCGACCAAGAGCCAATCAAGGTTTATTGTGTTTGCAGCAGCGGCACCTGTTTGGCACCCAAGAATGATGGTCAAATCTTCGTCGTCCGGGATGTTTGCATTTGAAGCGCCTACTACTGAGGCATTTAAAGCAGTTCCATTGTACCATGGAATAATAGAACCATAGGGGTTTACCGTGAATCCAAGCTCAATGTAGGTGTCATCAGCTAAAGTGCCTGCGATGGCTGTTCTCTCTGTGGATGTACCATTTTGTCTTGCATGAAAATCAAAGCTTGTAGCAGTTTCGGCTTTCTCGAAAAATATACCATCTGTAGGGAGAGTATCCAAAAAGTTAGTATCGGTTAATGAAAGACCAAAATACGTCTCCATATCGTCGGCGTCGGACATGGCGAATCTTGCAAAACACCACAAACGCTTGCCGCTTACATATCTGAATGCTTCCCCAGCTAAACGCATTTGGATAAAATTATTGTCAACAGTACCCGTTGACAACTGAAGAACCCCAAATTGCGTCGATGCTAAAGCGGTTGCGCTTTCAGAGTTATTTGAACCTTCTACGAACCATCCAGCGGCGGGAGCTGTTACATGTCCTGCCGGTCCTTTCCAACTATAAAAATGGTCAAAGACGGTTTGAATTCCAGAAGTGCCCGCTTGTCCAATCTGACCTACAACTTCCAAGGGTAAACCATTAAACCTATGATTAGCGCCTAATGGCCCACCCGTTGAGCGTGTAGGAGAATAGCTATTACCCATAACAAAACTCCTTACTGCGTTAAATTGTAATTATCCCGTGGAGCCGTAAACACCTTTCCAAGAAGCATATGCGCCGATGGTATGACGTTGATATGCCGTAAAAACAGCATCTTTGGTCCAAGGGTTGTCAAACATATCAGACTGAGGGCGGTCTCTCCAGAAAAAGTTGAGGTCGTGTTTTCCCGGGGCTGCCAACAGGAACCAATAGGTGTCCGTAGTGATGTAGTGGCCGACCATGTAAGACAGGTCATCTTCTACCAGAGCATTGATTTCATTGTCGGACGTGTAAGGTTTATATTGGCTGCCAAGAATCTCGCGTGCGGCATACATGTCGTTTGAAGTGATCAACAGACGTGTAGGTTTGATCCGAGTGGGTAACCCACGGTCATTTTTGAGGTCTTGGAAGTGTTTCATACCTGCTTGAATACCGGTAAGACTGAAACCAATATCCACGGAAGGACGGTTTCCTTGGGCAGTTTGGGAAGTGTCCAAGCTGGTGTGGCTGGTGGAGCAGAGAGATTCACCAGAGGTAAAACCATCATAAGTGGTGGAGAAAGCGTTGTTCAATACTGCAAAAGCGGACACCTCTTCGCGGTTACGGCCAGCTTCTGCCAGACAAGAGACCATTTCCTTGAAAACACCGTAAAGCTCATCTTTCCATGCTTCGTAAGTGATTTCTACAGCAAGACCATAGGGTTGCGCGGTGTAAGTTTTGGTGCCGCCCATGATGACTTGATCAAGGTTAAACTGAGTGCCTTCAGGTTTACCAGGCATGGTACCAAGACCAGAAACCTGTTGATCTGTAATTGGGTTCCATTCCATATCAGATACATTTAAAACCATCGGGTATTCCCGGGGATATTCGGTACCCTTTTCTACGTAAACTTTTCTCAAATCAGGAGCAAGAAGTTCAGTGATTGATGCTCGCATATGTGCCATTTTTAAAAATCCTTATCTTATACTCTCCCAAACCCCTAAATAAAATTGCCCGATATTTCAACTAAATAGCGTTGAAGGCTGAGTCGATGAAGGTAAATTTAACCTTGGCCAAATTGGTGCCGATGGCGTCCACAAATTCAAGAACCATTACAGCAAGATCAGTAGTATCGCTTGAATTGATGTACCACACATTAGATGTAGTAGCTTCTAAAGAAATACCAAATCTGGTGTAACGGTTTCCAATCAAGCTTGTGTAATCTCCACCAGTATCACCAGCCCCAATACGTCCGGTAAATACAGCTCCCGGGGTAGCAGGAGCGATGGTTGCGGTAGTTTCCCCAGCTACAGCGGCACCTACCGCTACGCCGAGAATGGTGCCCGTAGTAGGTCCATCAGCAGCTTCTACAGCCAAACCGCTGGTACCGATGATAACCGCACCGGCGTCCCAAGTAGTGGCACTGGCTTTGGTCACCTGCATTAGGTTCGTTGCACCCAGCCCAACAGTTTCGGCGGGTTTAAAATAATCGTTTGCAGTTAATGCCATTTCTTTTTCCTTTCAATAGGTTATTTAATCGGCAGCCCTTTGATAGGGCCTTTTTTCATTTGGTTGCCCAAATGTTGTAAAGCGGTCTGACTTGCTCCGCGAGATTGCATTTGACTTCTAAATTGCCTGCCATCTTGGATACCAGCGTGGAATTTAAAGGTATCAGGGTGTTTGTTCACCATATCTTCAATATCAGATTCAAGGCCGTATTCCTGCATTCTAAGACGGTCGGCACGTTCTTTTTCGATTTTATCAAATTCCTCTTGAGGTATAGCAAAGGCCATTACATCACCTACGCGAACGGTGTTGTCAGCCTCAAATTTCCATTTGTCTCGATCTTCCACCATGTCTTTAGAGACAGGAATCCAACCTTCTGCTCGGGCCTTCCAAGCAGATGCTCCACGATGTGATACAAAGTTTACGAACCGACAAACCCAACCCTCTTTCATATGCAGATGGAAATAGTCCTTATGTATTTGGCGTTGAATATCCCGGTCTTCCTCGAAAGCTTTTGGGTTGATTGGTGCAAGGCCGCCATTATCAGTAAATTCTTGGGCTGCTTTATCTAAATCATCTTGACGTTTTGCAAGTTCTTCGACTCGTTTGTAGCCAGCAGGCGGTAGATCTACGTTTTTGTGAGCTGCGGCAGCTTGTTCTTTGTTATAAACCTTTTTCTTCGGCATTGTAAATTATCCCTTCAAAGTGAAGTTTTTGGCTTTTAAATGAAATCCTTATGTTTTGCGTAATATTCAGGCCAGCCTCCGGCAAACCCTCTGCGCTGAAACTCTTGGTCAGCGGTAAGCCCCTTTTCGCGTAAGGCCTGTACGGCACTGGTAGACATCACATCTTCAAAGGCCGGAACCTCAACTTCACCAAATTTTTGTTTTTGTGGCCGGTTGACGCTATTCGCGTCGATCCCGGCCTGTTTTGCTGCAGCTTCGCGGTTTTGCTGCTCCATTTGGGCTTGGAATATTTTTTCTGAGTTTTTACCTACAGCCTGATTGTAGGCTATCTGACGAACGTCCATGTTCATCTGCTGCTCTTGTGTAAGATTCGACATAAATTCTTCAAAATCTTTTTTCACCAGTTCATAATGGGGCATTTTTGATCTGGATACTTCACTTGTTAGTTGGTTGATTGTTTGCATTCCCATGTTCCGTATCGGGTCAAGATCCTCATGCCGGATACGGGTGCTGGTGATTTTTCGTTCCAGGGAAGCGCGTTTTTTATTCAAAGCTTTGATTCCCCTACCATTCTCAATATTGCTGTCAATCTGTTCCAATACCTCCTCAAGTTCCTGCTCCATAGGTGAGATGGTCTCTTGGAGCGTCGGGCCTTGAGGCTGCATGGGTGCCTGCTGTTGGGTAGGGTTTGCCATAGTGCTTAGGTTTGTTTCGAAATGATCAAGCTTGGTTTTAAGGCTTTCCCATTCCTCTTTGGGGATGGACACGTTATCTTGTGCTTGTGCACGCCCCCCGTCATCAGTTTGGCCAGTGTCATCCACATTTGGTTCAAATTCGCCCATTAGCTGTTCCTTTCAAGTTGGTCTTGGTGTTCTTTGATTTCGCTTTGAAACATTCGATATAGAGCCTGATATGTCTTCAATTCCGCTGCATAGGCGGTGCCTTCGGGATATGCTCCGCGCAATAAACAATCTTGCATTTGTATAGTTAAGATATTGACTTTCCTGGTAATCCAATCTTGGAAGTCGTCCGTTGCTCTTGAATCGCTTTTTATGTGCTCAATCCATCTACGCAATGACATCACCTCCTAATTCGGGGGTAACTTGCTCGGTTCCCATTTCTTGCTCGGCGGCCGCCTGCTGTTGCTGCAACAGACCCCCCATAAGTTGTCCCATTACATCGTTTGATACTTGGGCATTTTCTTCTAATGAGTTTATCTCATTTTCGACATCAATCACAAATGTTTTTGGGTCGCGCACTACATCAAATGTGTTTATCGTTCGTTCGATGGCTGTGCTGGCCGCTGTAGCTATTTTGATTGCGATGTCACGCACTTCTGTGGGCGTTTCGGGCGCTGATGCTAATGTAATCAGTTCAAGCGTCCTCTGGTAATAACTGCCCAATAAGTTGGTTAGCAGCACGGAGTCCTGTCGATCTGCGGCGGTGTTTTTTGATGCTGATGCTGCGGTCAATTCGACTGCCACTTGTTCATCGAATTTATCATCTTTGAGCAGTTGGATTATGCGCATTCCGTGGGTGTATCCCATAGATTGAAGAATTGATGCTTCTGCAAGCGTGTCTCCTGCCAGTAAACGTTCTTGATACCGGTATAGGCATTGAAGCAAGGCCCCAGCTAAACCTGCTCGAATTGAATCGAAGGCCGGTGTGAAGCGCTTAGAAACTTGTTGGAGCATTGACATTGTAGTGATACCCGGGGTCCGATTTGGGACATTCCCCGGGGAGACAGCATCATTGATGCCCACCCTATTGTTGGCCAATTGTTGTACCATCTGTTGCTCTTGATAGATTGAGCCATAAACATCAGCCATTGCCATATTCTTCAGGGAATCAGCCGATGCTCCTTGCACCACTTTATTAGGAATTATGGCCATGTTTTCCGGGATAGTACCATCACCCACCCAAAATCGGCTATTGGCCAGGAGCATGTTTAGGGTTCCGAAGTTGTGGATATCGGTTAGTTTTTCTTCATAGGGGTCAATCATCCCTAAGACACCGAGACCAAAAAACATGTGAGCACGTCTTTGGTAGACCATCTTCACACCCGGCCTACGGTCCATGGGGTTATAGGTGCAAAGGCCTATCTTACCGGATGAATGGTTATAAATGATCATTAGATCCTCATCTATACCATCCCCATCTATGTCATAATAACAAAACAAGAGCTGTACATCATAGATATTGCTTTTAGATTCAACACCTTCCATATGTTGACCTAAAACTTCTCTTGCAGCCCTGACAGTGTTTCTGGCTCCTAATGGCTGAAATTGATCTATATCCACGTTGTTGGCTTTAGCTAAAGCGTTTAATTCGTGCTCCGTGTAATAAAATTGGAAGCCAAAAAGGGCCATTTCGTCAATATCAGTTTTGTTTCCGGCGGTGCAAATCACATCCTCAGGGGCTACTGCCCGGATTCTTGGGCCCCGGGAAAGTACCTTGGCTGTCTTGGTCTTTTTCTGTTTTTCAACCCAAGGAACGTAGAAGAATCCTGACCCCAATTGAACGGTGTCCAATAGGGAGTCTTCAGCGGCATTACGTAATCCAACCTCAGGAGATTGAGACAGAGCGTTGCAAAATTGCTGTAGTGCATTAACTGCTTCGACTAATTCCGGCTTAGCTTCAGCTCGGCGCCTTGCCCTTGCGGTGATTAGTGGCGTTGTGGAAAAAATTAAGTCGATAACTTGAGCGTTTATTGTATCTGCTGCAGTGGCACCAACAGGTACTTCAATATTTGGCGCGTTTGGTATTGGTACATCCCTTGTTTCTTGTTTTGGGATCCCTTCATACATCTTTAAGTGCCTACGCCAACTCACTTCTAATGGTCTTCGGGAAGATACAGCATCAGACACCATCAATTCAACCCAACTCTCCATTGTTTGCAGATCTTCTTCAGTGTATTTCAATTTTTGAAGAATTTTATATTTGTCTTGAAATCTTGCCATTTAACAGCCCCCAAAATACGAATTGATAAACATGCATATAAGAAAAATCATAAGTAACTCAAAATATCGTTTGGTTTGTTTTTTCAATCTAATATCCACTTGTTATTAGGAAATTTAACAACATTATCACCAAACTTCAACAACTTTGGTTCTGATGGGGGTTCCGGTCCACCCAATGGGAACCCAAAAGCTGCAAATTCGCGACCCTCTACCGATGTTGGAGCATATACCGTCAAACGCAAGTATCTTGCCGCCGGATAGGGGGGGTTTAAAGCTAAGGTCAGCCATTCATCGCTGGTGCAGTTCTGGCTTTGAATCCCTATAGTCCACGGGTCGCTGGTAGTTTCCCTGTAATCAATGTCGAAATTATCACACCAAAATGACCCGCCGGAGTTACCGAAAAATGAGAAGGTCCTTAACTCGTAATTTTGCGCTAAATCGTATGTTACGGAAACTGATGTTTGGCTTGCCGCACCAAAAGATGTAGTTATATCTTTGTCGGTAATATGGCTAACTGGTAATAGAGGGTCGAAGTTTCCGCTGTCGGTGGTGGACATTGTTTCTAAAGGGATTACAGCGGAATGGTCGCACATTACGGAATGGACTGTGGTATATGAAGGTTCTCCCCCCTCATAAGCTTTAAATGTAATATTTGCTGATGTATTGCATCCACTTCCAAAATTTGTTGGCTGGGTGTGAGTTGTACCTCCTGTGGAATTCATCTCAAACATGAGGTTCCAAGCAACTTCGCCGTCAGAGAATGCGTATCTAACAGTGGCGTCTCGATCTGTTACCGCAGTCAGGGTATAACTGTCACCAGTCACTTGGGTTCCATCAGGGGATACTGATGTGATTACCGGATTTAATACAGGACCTCCACCGGAACCAAATTGTTTGGCACCTATGTCGGGAATTGCCCCATTCCGGCAATCATATTCAGGACACCAGTAGACAGGATCGTTATTAGACCAGGATATTGGGTTTACTAAATTGAGGCGGTTGGAACCATAGCTGATAGACGCAATTTGGGCCTCAGTGTTGCCTACTAATATCATGTCCCCTGGTACGCGGTTTTGGTAAGAAATACCTGCGGAGAACCCCTCTGGATCATCGACAATAAGGTAACGTGAGCTGCTGCCGGAGCCGTTTGCTCTTGTGACATGACCAGCTTGGCCGCGAGCTTGGGATAGAGCTGAAAGCCCAAAATCGTGGTTTGCTGGGGGACCAGAAACATTATTAGGAACGTCAATAAATCCTGGGTTCCCTATAAAAGAGTGTTGCTCTCCACCCTCACTGCCAGTATTTCCAACATAGTTTTGCCAAGAATTGAAGTTGGTATAAGAGTTCAAAGTTGGATTATCGTAGTAACAATTTTTAAATTGGCCGGTAATGTACATGTTGTAATCGAGCCGGTTGTTGTTAATGCCGGTTACATGTTCTCTTACGTCGCAATTCCTATGTTGACCAATAATGTTGTTGAACATATTCGCGCGAGCATCCCACGCGGGGGTGAGTCCATTGTAATTACTGGATGCCGGAAGTGTCGAATTGGGGCCGTCGTAGGATCGGTCATTGTTCAAAACCGTATTATTATAGACCCAGTATCTATCATAAATACCGACACCTGAATGGTTATCGTAGATTATATTCCCACGAACAATATTATCCCAAGCAGTAGCATTAGTCCCACGAGATATTCCGGCACCCGCATCGGTGTCGTTACCCCCTTTTGTAGGACCATTGTTGTCTCCCATAGAGCCCCAAACAGTGTTGTACTCAATCGTGATATATCGAGTACCTTTCATGTCTATACCGTTCTCTGCGTTTCGATAAACTTCATTATAACGGTACCAAATACCATAATTTTCTGGATTAGCGTTTGGCACAAAGCTGCCATTCATCTGGCAAGAATCAGAGACATAAGACTCTCCAAACTTGTTGTATTCCACTAACCCATATTGCCATTGGCCGGTTTGTCCTTCAATGGATGTACCATTTGAATAACTGCCTGAGTATTCATTATGATGAATCCAAAAATACATTGGAGGGTTTGAAGTTCCTCCTTGCAGGATCTTTATGCCATTAAACGGCAAACCTCTAAAAACACAATAAGATACTGTAGCATAATCAGCACCTGAAATAATAATACCCATTTCACGGGAACCGCAGTTCTCCCTTTCATAAATGTAGTTGTTTCCTATAAAATTACAATTGGTTATAGTGACATGGCTACCATAAACAAGTATGCTTGACCCGTTACCCGTAAGCTGGCAGTTATGCATTTTAAGATTGAGACCATCAATTATAATGTGGTCGCCGGATATCGTCCATGTGTAAGTATTTCCAGACGTAGAGCCTTTTACGTAAACATTTTCACTTTGATAATTTGTAAATGTGATTGGGTTTGATGATGTGCCATCTACACTCGATCCCAGGCTTAAAGTCTGTGAGTAAGTGCCTCCCCGGATAAACACGGTATCCCCGGCGTTAACTCGGTTTATGGCCCGCTGGATGGTGCGAAAAGCCGTACCCACAGATGTGCCTGAGTTGTTATCGTTGCCTGATGATCCACTCACATAGTAATTAGCTCCATAACAAGGTGTTGCCAGCATCAATAGGAATATCAGATAATAACCGCGCATTAATCACTACCGCCTTTACCGCCGTCAATACCGGATGTATAAATTTCGCTGACTTCAGTGGATGTAAGAGCGTCGTTGAAAACAATCACCTCATCCATTAAACCTAAGAAATATTGTGCAGCGGATCGACCAAGATAAAACGGTTCGCCGGAGTTGTTTAATCCTGCTGAATAGGTTAGAGGATTCGCGGCGCCGTTTGAGTCAAGAGAGCCGTTTAAATAAATTCGGACATCTGTGTTATCATAAACAAAGCAGCCGTGGTACCAAGTGCTGGCACTTAAAGCTGTGCCACCCTGGCATTTCACAGTGGTTGTTCCATCCGAAGATACCGCTACTTCCAGGGTGTTGGTGGCATTTTCAAGAAAGAATCTCCAGCTTTCAGAATCGGAGATTCTCCCCTTGCTGGCTAAAGTACGTTCAGCACTAAAGTTGTCGGCATTAAACCAAAGGCACACTGAGATTGCCTGGTCAGCGCCGTAAATATCTGTCGAACCCCCATCTGCCTGGTAAAGGTTATCCCCCAGGGTGCCCGGAAAGTCTCTTGAATCTCCCGAATAGCTTGAAGGGACCGATGTAGATGTTGGTACGGAACCGTTTTCGGTTAAGTTTGCTCCATAGGTTGTTTGATCTGATTCACTCGCAGACGAGTTCATATAATAGGCCGCTCGGGCGTTAGTGTCGCTGGTGTAATCTGTCGCACTTGAGCCGCCGGTAGCTGATTTTTTCAAAAACATTATCATATCTGCATTTGCAAACATTGGTGTGCATAACATTATGATTATAATTAATTTTTTCATTCTAAAAGCCACTCCTTCCCATCGGCTTTGAAAACAGTATCGTCAAGTCGCAAAGTTTGGATCGGCTCTAAACCGGTTACTTGTGAGTTGTTCGAGACATACCCGCCTGAAAATAAAGTCATCTCATTTGATGCTAAATCAAGGATGTTTCCAGCAGCTTCCGAATAATTTAAAGTAACTGCTTCTTCAGCTAAAATTTCTCTGGATATGCTGTAAATTCTTGCAGTGCCGGAACCGGAGCTATAAGTAAGGTTGGCAGCGCCATACTCTGCTGTGAGGGATAAACCATTATTGCCCGAACAAACCTCATTAAAACTTACTGTCAAAAATGTGCCAGATGTAGATATAAGGGCTGATGTGACCACGGGCGGTGTACTGTCTCCGGTAGAAAAGTCGTGTCCTATTTGAGATGGGTTGGTGTCGGATATCCAGGCACCAATCACATTAGACCAGGCCCCACCGCGTCCATCGGTCGGGTAAGAGCTTCGTTTATAATCATCGGCACTCGAACCTCCTGGATTATCAAAATTGGGATTCCCCTCTTCTGCGTACGCCTCAAAACCGAAATTACTGTTCCAACCGGATAAGCTATAAGAGCTGCCTCCGTATGTTCGGAAACCAGTGGGGTTATTATTGTAAAATTGGTTGTAATCTTCATATGCATAATCCCCATTGGATATATCGGCTGATTGTACCACGATAATCCTCTGATCCACATTCATGACAATGTTGTTAAATACCTGGACACCGGGGCCTACGGAAATACAGCCAATCGCCCCAAGACCGTCAGCGTTTTCAGAATTGTAAATCGTGTTGTTGTAAACATCTATTTGAGCGACATTACCGTATCCACCTACATAAATGGCATTGTGAGCTTGAGCATCTAACGATCCGTTTATTTCCAAAAAAACATTGTTGTGGATGTCGTGGTAATTAGATGTAGGATAATCCGAATTTGTGTACAATTTAAAATGAATACCATTCTCATCAAATAGATTGTAACGATATGTATTATATGAACTATTGCCTTGTTTATCCCAAATCCCAGCGCTGTTGTTGTATAAAGTGCAGTACTCCACTACAGTATAGCTGGCTCGATAAAGCTTGACTCCACAACTGTTCCAGCCAAGGCCTGAATACCCACGAATGTAACAATTTCGTACAGTGGTGTAGTCCTCAAAGTCAATGCGGACACCATCATGATTATCCAAGTCAGCCCGATACCTACCAATAACTTCACAGTCTTCAACAAGATTATGGCCTGCACCGCGCATTGCGATTGTACCACTATCCCCAAGATAATTAGCCCCTTCAGATACAGTGAAACCCTTGTAGTGAATATAACTGTCAGAACCATTTGTACCGATTACAGGGCCTGAAGAAGAACTGATCGTCATGTTGACTGTGGCGCCTTCAGGGTAAGCTTGAAAGCTGATCATATTACCGGATGATCCAGAGTTTACCGGGTTCCAAGCGGGTTCCCAAAGAGCGCCGGAACCTGCTTTAGAATAAGAACCCGCTGTAACTCGAATTATATCACCTGCTACAGCATTTGCCATAGCCGTATCAAGAGAGCATAAAGTACCAGTACTATTACAATTTGCCCAAGAAGCGGACCCCGAAGGGCCCACATATTTAGTTGCAGCATTAGAAGTAACAGGGAGAACCAGAAGGAGAATCAAATAAATTATATGCATTAAGGTAACCTGAATGTTAAAGAGATTTCGCCGCCCGCAGTGCCGGTTCCAGCAGCATCACAATCAATTCTGAGTCTGTCGCCGGTAGCCACATCATCGTATGTAGTGCTGATTACCGCAGGAGAAGCGGCTGTAGAACTGTTGAACTCAGAAGCATCTATTGTAACCAATGTTGAAAACATGTCGTGACCGTTTGTGACATCCCGCATTTGAAATGTTGGAGTGCCAGAGGAAGAGGCAGTATAAACAGCCCCTTGAGCAGAAACCAAGTTCATTCCGTCAAGTTCTGGTGGTACTGTAAAATAGGCTTTTCCATCGCCGGTTGTAAGGGTGTCTCCTGGGTCCTCAAACTGTACAATGATTGTTTTTGACCCCAAGGTAGATCCAGCCAAAGCGTCGGGGGTTACTGCAGTTGTCGTGCTTGTACCCGTATTGATATTAGATGCTGTTGCAGCAGTTACCGTGATTGTGGGGTTTCCCGCGGTACCATCTGAATTCGCGGAAACAGCTAACCCGCCACCGTCAATCGATACTGCTTCAGGAGTGCCGGAGTCGTTTACTACAAGGCCATCAACGCTAAGTGTTTCATATTCATCCGGGCAGTTGGCGCAGTACCAGGTGTCAGTACGATAAAACCACATTAAAGCAGACCCTACATCACATGTTAGATCTGTTGTTCGATTAGCTGCCTCAAGGCCAGATGCTGTTAAATCAAATACAGTAGCCGCCCCGCAATAAGTTGCAAGGAATTGGCCATCTACAGGCGTTCCGTCAAAATCTGTGATAGTAGTGGTGTCAATAGTCCTCCAAAATGATGCCGTAGAAACATCGGGTGTAGCATCGGCAGCAGTAAAGGCTGTGAAGGTTTGATAAAGAACCGGCACATCCCCACCAGTATCCCCAAGTACTCCAGTAATATCACCGGCTCCACCTCCACCTGCCTCAATCTCAGTTTCCAATTCTTGTAGGGCAGCTTTAATTGTAGAACTGTCGGGGATAGTCGTACCGGTAAAGGTACCCAAATTATCCGAGTTTTGAGCAACGCCAGAGAGAGTGATTAGATGATCCACAGACAGCAAAGCAGCCATGTCATCATAGGCAGCTTGGCCGATGAAGGTTTCACCTACAGTAGATAAAGTCACTGCTGAAGTAGTGCCGCCAGAGATGTTCACAAGACCGTCATAAGCCGATACATTAGCCTCTAACCCACCATACTCATGTTCTATAGTGCCAGCGGAGAAAAAGGCTGTAGCAGAATCGCCAGCGTTCGCGGTTGTGGCAGTATCAGCGGTGGGCCAGTTATTACCGGCATTGATAAGGAGTTTGTTGGCAGAAGGTTCTGAGAAAACCGAGTTTGTGTCGCCGGTTGTAGCTAATTCGGTGATATCCGTTGATTCGTTTGCGGCATCATCGGCAAGATCGAGCACAATAGCAGATCCACCGGAACCGGTAACGTCTGCTGCCAAAGAAAAGTTCCCGGAACCGTCTGACTTTAAAACGTAGTCAACACTATCGCCAGAAAAGTCGAAAGTTTTGTTGGCACCGCCTACGCGAAAAATGAATTGATCATCGTTATTGTCGAACACCATCTCACCGTTGGTGGATGGTGTTGTAGGGGTATCCGATGCTTCTGTCCTTAGAAGATCCCCTGGCTCGTAGAATTGGGTTACATCTGATAGCGTTGAATAAAGGGAAGCTTCATCTGTGATGTTCCCCGCTGCGGGGAACCAAGCTTCGTCTGTAAAATCGCCGTCCATATCAGTGTCGAACTGAACTTCCCAATCCCAAAAGTCATCTTGAGATACAGCATGGGAAGTGTCTGCATTGAAGTTTCCGGCGGTAACCGCTTCGTCTTGCACTTCGGCAGCGGCACCCGATTCTCCAGCGTATATGGCCGTGGACCCCGAAAAGCTTAGGGTGCCATTGGGGAATTGTGTTCTAATGGCATACCCGGCCGGGTCACCATCGGCTTCCTGAACAAACATACCCACACCCGGGGGTTCGGCATAAGAAGGAGCATATGCAATTAAACCAAAGATAAGTGCATATGCGACTGATTTTAAACATAATCTACAGTTTAATTGCATGATATTCCTCATTAGTGAGACGGCATAAGTCCGTCTTTGGTGACCAAGTACCAATTATCTGATACCTGCATACGCGAGCCCACGGCGGTGTCTATTCTGATAGTAATGGGGTCTAGAGTCGGCTCTGGTTCCACCCAAGTATAAACTGCTTCGTTAGAGATGGCCGACTCCTGATTTTCGTTGAATGCCGTTGCCACAAAATACATGGTTTCGGTTACGTCTTCAAAAATAATGGAGCACTCCGTTTCGTTGCAGAGTTGACCCTTCCAACCCCATTTAGACGGAGCCGCCAAGTCATATTCGGCCCCCTCAATATGAGCATAAACTCGGTAACCATGGGTTAAAGTGTCCTGATCTCCTACAGGGAGATCCCAAACAAGGCGAACATTAGCTGCGTGAGCAGTAGTGCAGAAGAGTACCAAGATCAGAAAGATAAACAATTTTTTCATATTTTTTCCTTTATTAATAAGCATCGTAGTCAGCAACCACCAAAGAGGGCCTTCTGGTGGAGGCGCTTGTGTACATGGTTCCGCACTGAGAAGCCCCGTACCCAAAACGGTTGGTTCCTATATCATCGTAATAATAACGGATAAATCCATTTGTAGGGCAATGGTATTGAATTCTATACGTGGTTCCAGAGGACAGAGATACTGCTGGAGAGAAAGTCACCTCAGTCCAGCCATCTACATCTAAAACTCCAACCGTAGTGCTACATGTGCCTACTTGGACCCCTGTAGAGGCCACGTAAATAGCAATGTTGATAGTTTCAGTGCCGCCAACCCCATCATTGCCATACAGCCACCCATGGGTGATGTCAATATCGGCTGTAGGGGTGATATCCATGCCGCGAAAAGAAGCTGCGGAGGTGTTAGAAGAACCTATAGTGGTGTAACCGTAAGTAGTGCCGGGAGGGAGGGAGCCTTTAATGCGTGAATAAAAGGCAGATGTGGATAGGAGGATGAACAGGGCGGCTAAGACTAATCCGCAACACCCCCATCGGTGCACGCGCCGTCTTCTGAGATGATGTACCATTTGTTTTCCTCCACACACATTACAGTTACAAGTTGGTTAGCTGCAGTGGCCATGTCCGCTTCATCGTCTGCGTCAAGTTCGGTGCCGTCTTTAAGCCGGAATAGATCATTCGTGGTATCCCCGACCATAGCAAGCTCTACTTGCTCCGTATCGTCTCTTTTGAGGACAGATACCCACCAGCCGATTAAATCTGTGTCACAATCAGGAAAACCAACTTCACCGGCGGCTGTCATGAGGACCAGGCCACCAGCGTTGTCGGATTCTGATAGAGAAATGTTAGTTGCAGAACTTTCAACCGGGGATATGCCTCCCCCGCCGATGGAAGGGACCGTGAGGACACCATCCGATACGGAAATTCCATTGGGCCATGAAATTTTATATGCGTACTCTTCGTCAATGGTTTCAGCAGCATTTGAGTTTACAGTCCCTATTCTATCGGCGAAAGATACATCGGAAAACCATAAAGATACGGCAAATACAAGTAGTGCAATGGACAGGCTTTTAACGGAAGTATACATAAAGCAAACCCCCATCAATTACGGAAAGATTGAAACCTGGAAAAGAATGCCCGCCGGAGCCGAAATCAAGCTCTTCAGTACCGGCAGAACCTCCGGCTAAGGCATCCACATCCCAAATGGTCTCATCGTGTTTGTCAAGAATTGTAAGGTCATCGGCACTGGCAGAGGGCACCCAGCGGAGTTTTCTAATCCATATCCGATCAGGGGTAGCATCTACCGCAGTGTCTAAAACCCAATGGTTTTGTGCAAATACATTAGCCATATTTCACCTAACTATTTTTAAACCAAATATAGAGTTTGGCACCTGATGTTAGAGTTGAGACTATGATGCCGTCACAAGGCCACCCGGAGGTAGAAGGTTTAAATGTCTCCTTACCAATCCGGCCTTCGGCAAAAGCACTGTCAACTTCCCAAATTAACGCGCCGGATGATTCGGTAATCTGAACAGAATCTCCTTCAGCCGCCGGAACAAAATCAATCATGAGGATGTTGCGCTTGTCAGTTGTCAATGTGCCTGTAGTGTCAATCTGCCAAACACGCGAATTTAATACATTTGCCATTTTGGGTTACTTCCTTCCCATTTTCCCATTACCGGAACCCTTACGGCCGGTAGCCGGACCATTAAGTTTCTTGTTGGTTCGACCGTCTTTGGCACTGTTCCATGAATTTTGTTCTTTTTTCTTAACTTTACCTTGCATGGGTAACTCCTAACTTAAGTTAATGTTGTGCTTACGTTTGAATTCTTCCATTTTACTTTCGATCAAATGCGGTGGGCACCGAGTAGCCCGTAAATATTTAGCGAACTCATCTAATTGATGCTGATCCACCTTACGCTTGTGTTGCTTAGGAGCCACGCGAGAAATAAGGGTTTCTAAAGAGTCCACCAGGTCAACCGTCGCCGCTGTTGGAAAACCCCTTAATTCCTGCGCCAAGGGCCCCACTTTATCCTGAATAAATAGCCTACCGCTGGATATAACAGGCTCTAAGCCGGTTCTAATGCGGTAGTCTTTTTTTACACCCTTGGGCTGGTAAATAGGGACAAAACTTGCTTGTATGAAACGCTTTCTTGCCTCATCCCGGACCAAGGCACCAAATAAAACCTGCATACCATTAGCTTCAATCCCGAACCGGGTAGGCTGGTACTGCATTTGGAGTTCAAGAATTTTCTCCTGAAAATTAGATGCAGATACCCTACCCGCCCAAGATTCTAAAACAAACCATCTATCCAACCAATCACGAGCAGCAATTAAAACCGTTTGCCGGGCGCCACGGGAACGAGAAGATTTCTCAGTACCGGCAGCAAGGTCTGCAAATGCGAATTTTTCTAATTGGTTTAGTTTAATGATTTCTTGCTCAAGCATTAACGCCCTTCGTCGTCCTCACCGTCAATTTTATCCAGCATAGCCAAAACTTGGGGCTCTACAATAGCCACAATAGGGGCCACAATCACGCCGAGACCAGCAGAAACTTTGGGGATCAAGAGGATCATCAAGGCAAACATAGCTTTTACCACCATTACAGCAGCCTCTTCGCCAACATCCAAACCCTTCTCTTTAAGAGTTTTGGTGATTTCGTCTTTAATTCCCGGATCTAACTTTTTTACTTTTGCCATGTTGTTACTCCTTTTCAATTGAATTTAAGTCGCACGTAACCGGAGATACTCATGACGATTCACCAAGGCATCTAATTTGTCGGGGGTTAACAGACGATTAGGCTGCCCCGGGGTGTCATCATGAGTTAACTTCATATTATCACCCGAACCCATGTTTTGCAACAATTCGTCAATCTCCGTTTTCTCAAAGATTACAGCATCATTGATTAATTTAAAATCCCTCACATCATCTAAGCTGAAATCTGTCAAAGCAGAGTCAGCCGCGTTATTGAGGAATAATAGATAAAACATGTCCTTGTATTCCTGCCGCAAAGTATCAATCGATGTTTTTGTGTGTTTCTCCGGCCAGAGAATCTTATTATTTTTGATGATGGAGTGATATTTGTCAGAAATCACCTCAACACTTGGATCATTGTCTTGGATGTATGAATACAGATCATAAACTGCCCAGCGGGTTCCAATAATAAACTCTAAAGACTGAAGACCACTTTCTTTTTCATAAGAATCAAGTAATGCACGTGAAACGATATGCCAATCAATGGCATCATCCATAATTATAGCAGATTTTGATGCATCATAGGATATCAAATCATCTTTAATAATCACATTAGGCCGGGAACCGGTTACGGCACCGCCAACACCCTTAGCCCATATGGTTGGATCGGGGTATTCGGTTGCCCGGGGAAAGATCAAGGCTTTTTGACTCCATTGCTTAGCCTGACGCTTGGGCTCATCCCAGCACTTACTGGGCCAAAGTGCCCTAAACAACTGATTATCACTATGAACCGATTCAATAACCCGAAGATTCTTCTCGGCCATGGGTTGAGTTTCCCCTGCCATTAAAATACGGCACTCAGAACCATCAAGACCTGGGAAATAGATATTGGTGTCTGCTGGTTGGATCAGGATGTGGGGTGGAAGGCCCCCTGCCACAATGGCCGTCTTAGCGTGCTCTCTTGGCATGAGGGTGAGTTTCCTAAAAGGAGGAACCAATTGCTGAAAATTACAAACATCCTGATGGAAGTGAGGAGTAAGGAATCCCAAATTGAGAACCCCCTTAGCGAAAAAATAGAGACTCTTCTCCGCAGCCGACCGTAACTTTAAAATAAATTCCCCTTCTTGACTATCAGCCCCTGCCTGCCGAGGAACTCCATTTTTATCTATCACGACCTCTTTGCGCAAATATTCAAAGGGCTTATTGCTCCGGCTCTTAGCATAAGCTTCTCTCTTTTTCCTTAAATCCGCGTATTTATCAACAGGTTTTGGGGGTCTTCCACGTTTAGGAGAGGATGTGGCGGGTACTCGTTGGGCTGGACTTTCCCCGCCACTATGACCAGCTTTGGAGAGTTGAAGGGGGGTTTGCTGATCGGTTATTTCTAATTTACTCATATTTCACCCAATTATCAATCATTTTCCGTTTGATCTTCCAACAACCCAAACAAATCCGATCCAATTTCATCAGCCGCCGTTTTGAGAGTCTCAATCTGCTGGTATGGAATATTTATTATCAAATTCCCCTTGTCCGAGTCGCTCTTTCTCGCTGGTGCCTGGGGAGCATGGTCAAAAACCATTTGGACGGCTTTCAACCTATTTGTGGCACTCTCTCCGGTATTATCCCTAATCTCAGTCAACACCCGCAAAGAATCCCTAATCTCATCATTAAACAATTCCGGTATAGGTTTACTCTCGTCCCTTTTAACCGCAAGACAGGCTCGTCCATAAACCTCTTTATAATCCGACCTCTCCTTCAAACCATCCACCCAAGAGACAGGTTGATTAAATAATCCGGCCAGGGCCCCGGGTGTCAGCTTAGGATGTTTTGCCCAATATTCCACACAAGACCTTTCATCGGCAGAAAGAGGCCTGGAGAAAGCCTTCTTAATAATAAGGTCAGTCGGCTTCATAGCACCGGTCGCTTCAGTTAAATTTGTGTTGATATCAATCGGTGTATCTTGAGACATGTCAAAATCCCCTCCTATTTATTCAAAAACCCAAGGGCCAGACCCCAAAAACCTTTCTTAAAACCTACTCCAAATTACCCCCTATATCGTGAATAGTCAAGCAATCCTACCGAAAGGAGGTCCCAAGCACTCGTAAATATTGACCATCAATGAAAGTCAGTTGGCTTTTAAAGAGGTTTTCAAAAGCTGTAGCCTGCCGGTGTCCGTCAGTCTTTTAGCTTTTGCAAGTTGCGAGCGCCAAAGTTTTGGGTCTTCCGTCAAATAAAATATCGAGTAATTTCAGGGGGTTAGCGGAGCTCATAAAAAATACCCCGTATTTGCATAAGGGTCTTCTGGTACTTGGGGATAGGCGATGGGGGTACCCAGGGTCTAATTATCTCACACCTTGGCATGTTTAATGCTTACAGCCATGAGACTGGTAGTAATCACCTACCGGTAGCTACCATAGCGACAAGTTTTAACCCAATAGTATAGTATGAGGTTATAAATATGCACCAAATCACGCGAATGTGAGGACATATCATAACATGTAACAAAAACCTACCACTGCCTACCGTATTCCACCTACCACCATGAGCCATGTGTATACTAATGTGCACACCTATTCGCAATATGCAAACGCATTGGCATTATGCACATGTGGTGTGTGAGTAGGACAATTGGTGGATTGTACTATGTGTGGACTGGTGTGTGTGTGGTGTAGTGCAGTGGGTGGGTGGAAATCGTGGAATTGTTGATTATTATGTGTTATCTCCAATGAGAGTATAACTCATAATAATTGAAAACATTTCTAAAAGCAAGGAGAAATACACAATTACCCGAAATAAAGGCATAAATACGTGTAGTAACCAATGGTAGGTTTTACCCCTTCTTCTGTGGAAGAAAAATAAACCCTGCACTTTGCCATATATCAGGGTGGTCTTTCGGCATACTCAGTTGTAATAAATTCGGGTACTTATGCTTGGATTTCGCAGGGTGTCGGCAATCTCAGAAGTCTCAAAATGACGAAAAAAGAGAGAGAACTTTGTACTAAGGATATATGAGAGTTTGATATATATATAAGTAATTAATATTATTATATATTTTCTTATTTTTTTCATTTTTCTCAATGATTTTTTTTCTCATTTCCTGTCTTCTCATATACACCGGACCCTGCGAAATCCTAAGATAACCTATTGATTTTATTAGAAGTGAGTATGCCGATTGGGTACCTGCGATATCACCACTTAAATGTCTGATATTGTTGCAGATAAGGGTCAAAAACGGGTACCCTGCGGTTTCAAATCATGTCCGAAAACGTCCTATTGTGGGGATGGGGGATTTGGGATGGATGGGCTTGGTCCTTTCCGGTCACCACGCTCGGTTTTGGTTTGATGCAATGGCTTGACCACCAACTACATATCTTTCAAACACCTCTTTAAAAGCAAGCGATGTGAGGGGCGATAGCTCCGAACAAGCTGCCCTTGATATTTATCTTTGATGGCACCCACATGGCCAGGGTGAGACTCTGGTGGTTTGATTAATACCTCAACATTGGTATTAGGTTTAAGTCTTTGTCTTGAGGCTCTGGTTGGTTCGGACGATTAAATGAAATAAATTCAAATTAATTAAAATTAATTTAAAATAACGCTTGACAATCCTGCACTACATGCACTACATTGTAATCACCGATGAGGGAATCACTAAACATAAATAGAGAGGGGAACAAAATGACGTTAAATGAATTTGCTAAAAAATGGAATCGTCCGAGTGATAGTAACTTTTCTGTTGCTTGTTATGATATGCACTCGATTGGGGAAATGGAAGATGCCCTTGAATGCTACGATGAACGGGAATTTGATGACGATGCCGACCATATGATACGGATTGATTGTGATGCATGGGGGATTACTGAGGAAGAGTGGTTAGATGGCATTAGGGCTGCCCTTAAGGCACTACGTGATGAAGTTGGCACAAACAGATAAATAGAAAGGGGATGACATTATGACAATCCATAGGTATGCGATGAAGTGGAATCGCCACCCGGACTATAATTTCGCTCTGGACCGTTACAATAAGTATGTTTCTTTTGAATTGCAGGTAATGTTGGCCAGGTACCCTGATCGCCATAAAGATAAACATGTTAGAAAGTTGATTAAAAATGAATGCAAAAAGTGGGGCATTGATGAAACTGAGTGGTATGATGCTGTTGTTGCGGCATTAAGTGAGCATCTTTTTTAGTTGTTAGCAACCCGCGTGAGTGTTTTGAGAAGAATGTTTCGACCGCGAAAGAGGACATAAAGAGGAATGAAAAAATTAAAGGAGCTTATCGAATAATGAAAATGCAAGAATTTGATCACTCAGAAGCACTTGTTACACTTGGTGGAATCAGATCTATGCATCGCCAGGTTACCACTGAGATTTCCCTGTACAAAGAAGACGGGGATTTATCCGACCTTGCGGCTAAACTCCAGGAATATTGGGATAAGACACAAACTGGAGACGTGTTGACCTTTTGGGTTGATATTAAAGAGAGAACTACAGGTTGTGAAATATCTTGGTGGGAGAACAGGCCCAGCGAGAATGGGGTTAGAGCTATCTTGGAGGAGATTCGGGACGAATACACGCTTTTTGATGTCAGTCGGGCTAAATTGAGGGGCTGATCATTTTAAATTAAAGGGGAGTGACATTGAACATTAATCATTATAAATTATTACTAAGCGGAGTTGATAAATTCAACAAATTTCGCAGAAACAATCCTGATGAACTAATTGATCTAAGTGATGCTAATCTAAGAGATATTATTCTAAGTGATGCTGATCTAACCGGAGCTAATCTAATAAATTCAGATTTAAGTGTTGCCAATCTAATTGATGCTAACCTAACCGGTGCCAATCTAAGTGATACTATTCTAACCGGAGCCGATTTGACTGGCGCTAATATTGACTATACTTCGTGGCCGCTATGGTGTGGAACTAAGGGTGTTAAAAAAGACGAAGACCAAATTAAACAATTATTGATGCATACACTTGATAACACAAAAGGCCAAGTTCCCGGTTTGACACAAGAATTATTAGATTGGGTCAATTCGGGAAAATATATTAAAAATGGAAATTTTCCGAAATTAACTTTAAAATAATAGCTAAAGATTAAATAAAAATCACCGGTATTTTAACTTAAGAGGGGAAACTAAAACATGCCATTAATTACGTTAAAGAATGATTCCCACTTTACTCAAGCCAGAGTGTATCTGAAGGACATCTCCAACCCAATCCTCAACCCAAGACAGGTACAAATTGCATCAAGAAAGCTCTGCCCATTTAAATATTGCGACTGCGTTGGACCTCTTAAAATGAGTGGAGATGATAATCCTAAATGGGTTTGGGAGAAAGATGGGGGTGGTAACAAAACCAAGTCGGTTCGATTAATTCTTAAACCAAAGGGCTGAAATCATGGAGAAAATATCTACTAAATATTATGAGCATTACATTACATGGGTTCATTTCGCTAAAATTCCTTTAATTGCCAATAGTCTACAGGTAAGTGTGCGTAAACCTTTTACCAAAGATATTTATACCGACACCAGACAATTTAACGCCCTGCATAACTGTCAAATACAGACCTTTTGGGAAGCTATGGATGCCCTCCTTCGGCATTGGATCGACACCAGTTACGAGCTACACTTGCTTGTAGATTATATCCAAATAGGGCATACATCAACCTACCACACCACACGCTGGTTCGACTCTGAAACAGACCGAATCAAGCACACCACCGACCGATGGGTTTTCATTTACAAAACTGAAAAATAGCAACTGGGACGTACCAGTACGAGATATGTCCCAAAAGGGGGGTTTTACCTGGTACGTCCCAGGACGTACCACCCCCGTACCAGTACTACATGGGCTCAGTTAGATCCTTGCTGCTCTAAGCGTACCAGTGGGACGTACCAGTGGTACGCCTGTAGTGCAAACTGGTACGCGAAGAGCGTCCCAGTGAATTTAAAGGCTCAAAAAGAATTTTTTAAAGTATGGCCCCCGGTTTCCGGGCATCTAACTGGTACGCAGTAGTGCGTACCAGGCCATTTTGGCATAGTTGGGAGGTGAGAAGCTTGGGCATATTTTTAGCGTGCATGATCTCACTCGCTGCCCTATTTTGCATTTGCACAATTTTTAAAAAGATCAATCCATGGATGATCATTATTTTAGTCTTGATACTGTTTTGGATTCGGACCTTGGTTTAGGCATTTTGTTCACAGAAATTTAACATAAAATAGCACTACATTATAATAAGGAGGGATTATATGCTCAGTGAGGTTTTTAGTGGCTATTTGCCACAAATTATTTTAGGGGCAGCTTGTATGCTGTCTTGGATACCGATTTTTAAGGGTACAGCAACTTTGTCAGATCGAAACATAATCATGCTCTTAGGTATGGCTTTAATCGGGTCAATCTTAACCAAAGCATAAAATTAGGATTAATCGTGGAATTTATTATTATAAGTGTTTGGGCAATTGTAATGGGCATTGTGCTCCACAAACTGATCGAACACCCTAACACCCACGTAATCATTTGGGTAGTTGTTGTGTCCGGCATGGGTTGGGTTGGAGTCAAAATGATGGGGTATGGTACACCAATAAAAATTCTGAAAGGATTATTTTAATGAGCGTAGAAACTTATAAAAGCAGTTTCTGTAATGGTGGGCGAACTTTTACATTTTATAACGTATACCTTAATGACGGAGGGGGTTCTTTATCTCATGCTGTTGATTGGGTACGCGACATACAGTCCAGTTTAGATTATTATTTTAACCGAAGAGTTTCTGATGAATCTCTGTACCTTTCTTTTCATAGCGAGCGGCCCCGATGTATTGAATACTATGAAATTAAAGAAACTCCAACAGTTGCTTGGGTGTTGGAGAAGATAATCCATTTTTACCAGGGGGATTAGAGTGGACTTAAAGGCATTAATTGTATGGGCAATTGTAGTGGCAATTGTCCTCATATCATTCCTGGCATGGTTCTTGGGAATATTCGCAGTTATATACGCTTTTTGTTCCCTTTTCATACTATAACACGGAGGATTAAATGGCAGATTATCAATATCTTTTGGTAGGGGTAGGAGTGCTCATAATCATGCTATCCATGAGCTTGGAGAAATCAAATCAGAACCCCAAGAAAAAGGAGCATTCAGCATCAGGCTTGATGGCATTTGTAGGCATCTGCATGGGCGTTGCTGCATTCTTTATTTAGAAAGGGGGAAACATGGCAGACAAAACACACCCACAAAAAGCGGAGATGGTGAACTTCTTGGGTGGTGGCCAAAAGGCTATGAGGAAGAGAAAACCAAAACTTCGAAGTGAGTACCGGGCAAAAGGCGGCAAGATGATATTTTCCAAGAAAACCAAGCGCACTGCCCTGAAAGGTGTGTGCCTGCTTGGGGGTTTATGGTTTATCAGTGCTACAGGGTTTATGGTGCCCACAATCCTAACCTTGCTGCCCATTGGGGCTATAATAGCTGCAATTTGGCTTGCGCTTAAAATCATTAAAAAAGGCGGTAAGGTGGCAATATTTTACATCTGTATACTGGCATTCTTTGCGTACCAGTTATATCAATTCTCACAAGGGGGGTGACCGTGTGGTTAAGAGTAAAGGGTATGGATACTATCCAACCAATATTTTTCTACCCGATTGGGAGCAACCTGGAGGCAACGGAACTATTATTAGACTTGGGGAGGGATGAATATAAGGTAACTCGGGACATCGTTTGGGGTAGGCTTTATCACGTAAGCCGTTCGGATTTTGACATCATGAAGGCTTTTGTAGATAGCTACCGCCGGGAAGAAGGTAGGTTCCAAAAAATATGTATCAAACTTTCAGGAGGTGCAACAGCTTTAAACCGCCTTTCACGAAAAGTTTGGGGTTTGGCTGAAGACTCAACTAAATCATTAGAATCTCAACTTAAAAACCTCAAGCGTATCTTGGATTCTTATGAGGTTCGATATCCCGATTAAATATTTTTAAAATAATTCGAAATACCTCTTGACATAATGTAGTGCATGATATACATTAGAATCATGAGAGCAACAAAAACAACCACCAAGGGGGAAAAGTCATGAAAAGAATAATCAAGGTCAACAAATCAGGCATCCAGTACCTCACCAATTACAACACATCCGACGCTTCTGCCGAATTCGGCACGAATTCCGAAGAAGCCGTGACTTTTTCCCCTTCGCAGACGGACGAATTTTATGCAGCTAAAGCATTATGCCAAGGCCACATTTTCACACAATCTTTAAAAGCCGACAAATGGTCCATCGACAGTGAGCACGATCATACGGCTAAATCCCACATTGATCGGCGTACACGCGGCTTCGTAGAACAGATCAGATCAGAGCGTAAAGGCTTTGTCGCACCTAAATCAGACCGCAGAATCCGACAGGCTTTTGTTGCATTTTATCGTACAGTGGAGCAAAATCATCATAGTGCTGAGTACCTAACACCATCTTTAATATCTCCAAATGTTTGGTCCAAACGGGAAGAAAAATTGTTCCATAAATTCAACCAATTAAGGAGGTAGACCATGCACAATTTAGACGCCAGTTTTGAAAGGGTTTTCCGGGCAATTAATACGACAGGATGTTTGGACGATTGCATCAGCATTACGCACAACGAGATTTTCAACAAAATGCGGAATCTTTTGGCTGATATGATTCATGTTACGGATTCTTTGGGTGCCCCGGCTGATAAACTTATCCAATCCGCTTTAAGGATGTACCAGGATGAGAAGGAGGATATCTATTGAAGATCGAAACAATTTATACCGACAAGGAAACTCAAGCGAATTTGATTTTCGGGTTGCTTATGGTGCGCATCAATACTTGTTGGTCCTGCTGCGGCTCTCCACAACCGGCAGAGCTTGTTGAATTCTTCGGTGCAGGTGGTGATAACCCTATAAAATTTGCTTTTGGACAGAACATCGTGGACCTCATGGAAACTCTTGATTCTCGGCGTACTGTCTTGCGTAATGCGTTGGTTGCTGAAAGATCAAGGGTTTTGCGGGGGTTGCACATATCCTCCATTAGTTATAGGAGCTACGTAGATTTAGATAGCTCTTGGGGGGATTTTGTCTTTGAGGCTGAAAACTTGTTTTATCAATATGCTAAAACGTCATTAGATACTTACATATTAAACTATTGGGATTTTATGTTAAAAGCTTATTCTTAAGGAGGCTTTATGAAAAACCTACCATGTTTAACTTTTTTTAAAGATCCCCGATACCTCAACATCATTTGGGAGTTCGATAAAAGCGGAAAGTTGGTGCGGTATATTGTAGATCCGGGGGGATCAGTTGAAGCGTCTCCGGTATGCGATGAATCCGGCGATGAGGTTTGTTATTTTTCTTTTTACCGAAATTTTGCGGGCAGGGCTTGGGAGTATCGGGATGATGCGTAATTACGATAGATCAGAATTAGAATTAATGGATGATTTGGAGAGGTTATCTAATAATTATTGTCCAAAATGTTTGATCCGTATGTCGCAGCATATGCATGTTAGGGATGAGAAGTTGAGACGATTGCCCCCGATGTGCAGGTATTGCGATTCATTTTGGACTGTGACGGGGGCTTACGGTGACGTTGTACTGCAGAATTTAGGTGCATCGACGGAAAAGAAACGCCAGTATGACGAAATTGTAGCTCAAAATAAACGGATTATGGCTAAAAAATAAGGAGGATATCATCATGGCAACATCTTTAGATGCAATAAATGATCGACATGTTTTAAGTGATTTCGACGATGCATTAGAGCTTTGTTGCAAGTTGAACCATGACAGCCTCATAACTGCTGATAAAATTTATGACGAATTGAAATTTCTCACAGAAAAAGTTGTGGGTGGCTATGTAATCCGCGTGTATAATGCGGATCAAAAATTCATTGGGTTTATTTAAAGGAGAAATTCATGGCGAATGAAAAGCAGGAGTTAACCAGTAAATTATTCCAACTTTTAGGGGCCTACGAAGCTGACACTGAATTGATTGAAGATACAAGTTTGCAAAATTATTTCGAAATGTTGAACGCAAGATTGAGGAACATTGCCCTGCAGATAAATCAACTCACAGACTGAAAGGATTTTTATGGCAGAAAATAAAATTAAAAAACCGTTGGCAGCTCTGCATATATGTGTGATGGATATGTCCGATATCGTTTCTTCTTTGGACGATAAAAAGCACAAAGAAATTAAAAAAGAATTGAACGAGCATCTGCTTAAAATGCGTGATATTGCTCTTGCTTTAGAGTCCGAGCGTAAGAAAAACGCCAGGTTTAGAGCATTGGCTATTCAAAAGAGGTAAACCTATGTCAAGAGAAATGGAATGCCCAAACTGTGGAGCATTTTTGCACGAATTCGATCCTTCAAACCAAAAACATGAGGTAAAAAATTATACTAGGGAATTTACTGTAATCTCACAACATGAGTGGAAATGTTCTGCTTGTAGTTGGCTTTGGTCTGGCGATACAGTAACCTATTTTAATCAGGACGCTATTAGCGGGGGTTGATTATGCTGTTGACTATAAACTTAGAAGGTATGCAAAAACCTGTATCACCCTGTAAAGATTGTAAATATAAATTGAGGCATAAAGACCTATGCTTGGATTCCGGATGTGAAAAACCATATTGGTATAGCCAGACGCTGCACAATCCATGGTATAAAGACGATTGTCCAAGCTTGGGCGGCGTGCCAATTCATGCTCGACCAGCAAACGCCCAATTCCAAGAAGATTCAGATTTATATTAATTAAAAATAATCCTTGACATTGTGCACTACATGCTATACATTAGATTTACACACTAACGAGTGGAAGGCATTTACCGGCTTCCACTCAAATCTTTTAGTGTCAGGGAGGTGGTAAAGTTTGGCAGTTAAAGAGGATTATAAATTCTGGTCTACACGTAAAATGCCTATTAGTTTATATAACGAAATTAAAATATTAGCTGCAACTCACAATATACACGTCTATATTATCGTCGTCGCTGCAATTCGAGCTGGCTTGCATAACGTGACAGTGCGGCTAATGAAGGGTAAGAGGGTGCGATAGTGGAAAATATAATTGGTGCACTGTTTTACATCGTGGTAGAAGGGTTAAGTATTGTAGCTGGTGGAATTGGGCTTGCAGTTTGTTTGATGTTTATTGCATATGTTTTTTCAACAGCTTTAGCGCCTAAGCGTTAAGGATTCACAAAAGGGGGGTTTTATGTTTATTCCAACATGGATGGTTTGGTCTTTATTTGTCGGCTTGCTGACGATGGTAGGCATTTCGTCATACCTAATCTATGCTTATATCCAAGCACTTGAGATGATTGAACACCTTGACCGGTATACGTATTTCCCGGATGGTGAACGATGAGTGCAGTCAATATCGACAACAGCAATCTGAAACTATTATTTGGCTGTGAAGCTTCTTATGTTTTGTCTCATGTTTACGGGCTTGGAGCGAAAAATGATGACGGTGTTTTTGGGGGTTTGGGTAATCTTATCCATGACGCTTTGGAAATATTTTTCACGACAAGAAATATGTATAAAGCCCTGATATATATTGAGCGGAATTATAGAAGCTTCACACCACCTGGTTACGCTCCCGATCCAAAAGACAAAAAGGGGGTTCATTTCAATTCCGTTCTGACTAACTTTGAGTCATATTGTAAAGCTAATCCTCCTGCTACTTGGCCGTTTGATGTAATTGATACCGAAAGAACGGTAGGAATCCAAATAGCTCAAGCCGTGAATTTCTGGTTCAAACGGGATATGGTGGTTAAGTATAAAACTACCGGAGATTATGCCCCTGTAGACCACAAGACCCGGTGGGGTCAAATCAATCACTTTTGGCTGAATAAATTCGAAATGGAATCTCAGTTCACCGGTTATCTGTGGGCATCAAAATTATTTGGAAAACATGAGGGGTATGAAACAACTGATTATTTAGTAGGAAACATTATATCTATGGCACCATTGCCGAGTAGCAATAGAATATGCAAGCTACACGATATGAAATTTTCTGAGTGCGGTGGGTACCACCTCGATTCCCGATGGATATTTTTTCACCGAACGCCGGAACAGCTTGACGGTTGGAAGACCGCTGTAAAATTAATGATTCCTAAACTGCAGGATTACCAAAAACTGAAAGATTTTATTGATAAAGAAAGGAGGTCAGGTAAAGGGATAGATTACAAGCCACTGCATCGTTATCCAAGAAACGGAGCTTTTACAGGGGCCTGCACTTGGTGCGAATTTAAAGATTGGTGCCGCAAGGGGTTTAATCCTTTGTTTGCAGAAGAGTTTGTCCAACCAAAAGTTTGGGCACCTTGGGATGAAGAAAACACTATAATAATTGATCATTTTATTAATTGAAAGGGGGGATATGCAATTCCCAATCAAGCTTTTGGTAACCGGCAATAATGGTGCAGGCAAAGATACTTTTGCCGCCACAGCAGAAAAGCCGTTGCTTCTGCTGCATTTAGATTGTGTGGGCGCGGAAAGACCCTACTATGCAGCATCTAAATCAGTAGGTGATATCCAAAGCTATGTCATTGGCAACAACCATTTTGGAGAGGAGGTGAAAATTCGCTACCGAGACCTTGTAGCAAAAGATGGCGGCGCTATCCGGGTGGAATACTGGCGCTCAGATGATCTACGAGAACCTTGGGTTGCTGGGCATTTCGAAACACGGCTGCGAATGCTCCGAGACGAAACGTGGAAGACTGTGGTTATCGGCTCTTTGTCTGCCTTAACCATTGAAGCTTTGTCTTATGAGGAATTTGTAAGCAACTCGGAAACAAAGGATCAGCGGCAGTGGTACCAAGCATGCACCAAGTTTTTGGAGCGTGTAATCGTAAGTTCTGGTGCCTTGCTATGCAACGTCATCATGCTATGTCACATTCAGTTGAGAGATGTTGCTGATGAGGGGGTAATTTATAGACTGCCGCAAGCCCCCGGCCGCCTTGCCACAAATATTGGGCAATTTTTTAGCGAGATTGTAAGAGTTTATGTGGAGGATGATGAACACGGAAATCCTGTACATCTATTACAAACAAGACAATCAGGCAAACACATTGCTAAGAATCATGTAAACGCCCCGAATCCATGCGAACCTACTTGGAAAGCGTTTTGGTCAAATTCTGAAGATTAATAAAAACTCCTCAAACAAATAAAAACCTAAAAAACGGAGCATTAAAACTATGTCGTACGATGATGAATTAGATTTCAGTTGCTTTGGTGATGCAGACACAATTATTGACTGGGAAGACATCCCCACAAGTAGCATTTTTCCGTCCCTTAACGGGATCTTCCAAGTGTTGAGAATGGCCCCAATGGCTTCAAAGAGAACCGGCAAAGCCATGCTTAAAGTGGATTTCCGTTGCTTGGAGCCCAAGAAGTATGAGGGCATGTTTTACACCACCTACATGGTATTGGGTTCAGACCACGACCCCACTTGTAAAGACGGAATTAAACCAGGACCCCCAGGAGTTATGCCTCTACAGCAACTTCGGGTTGCTTGTAATGTTGGGAAAGATGTGCGGACTATTCAGCAAGTTGTTGGATTTTTCAACGCATCTAACCCGGCTTGTGGGCTTACTATCTTGAAAAAAATTCGAGATGGTGAAGAGGACAATGACATTGCCAGAAATGGTTATTGGGCACCGGGTAAAAACAAGATCGGGGAGCTGGATAACGGCCCTAAGAAGCAGCAGCCAGCTAAAAGGGGGAGACCTGCACCCCAACAGCGACCCCCTAAACCGGCAGCTCCGAAACACAGTGCGCCACCTCCATCAATGCCCAAAGCGCCGCCTGCTCAAGAACAACGGACATTTCCCGAAGATTTAGCGACAATGGAACAAGAACCTGATGGGGGTGTGACAATACCATGCACCATTTGTGGTGAAGAGATCCACGCTGACCATTATACAGAGCACCTGCGGAAGTGTGAGTCCAACTAAATAAGAAATTTACAATGGGAAAGGAGGCCGGGGGTGGAAACATCCCCGGTTTTATTTTATGGCAGACAAATCATCTTTAGAGAAAATTGCAGATGACCATATCAATTGGTACTTCAGCCGCTTCGAGTTGCAACAAGAGTGTTTCACTAAAATTATGAAGCAGCTTGCCCGAGACAATTTTATCCACGGATATAAGCACGGCATCGAGCACATGGAAGAGATATTTGGTACCAAAAAGGATGAATCATGAGGAAATTAAACTATCAACCCTGGTCTCAGACTACTACAAACCCCTCTTGTGAAGGGCCAATGGATGCAAAAATTCTGTTCTTGGCAGAAGCGCCAGGCCAAACAGAAATGCAGCTTAATCGACCACTTTGCGGGCAATCCGGGCAGAGGTGGAATACTTGGCTGATGTTTACTGGAATCCATCGAGTTGAATGCCGGATTGAAAATTTTTATCCAGATCGGCCTAAGAAAAATGATATCAGCAGCATACCTACAGATGATCTAATTTGGTGCATCAATCATTTGCATAATCGAGTTGCAACGATGCCTAACCTAAGGGTGATAGTGCCCATGGGGAATTACGCACTATTTGCCCTACTCCAAAAGGGGAAGGTAAAAGCAGGCCTTAGAAATGCTTACAAGTACACGCAATACAACATAACAGATGCTGAAAAGAAGGCAGGTATCACCCAAATGCGGGGAAGCCTATACCCCTTCCAAGATTTAAATGGGCGTGAGATTAAGATTATACCAATGATCCACCCCGCAGCCACCCTAAGAATGCCCATGTGGGCTAAATCCTGCGTAGCGGATTTACTGAAAGTTCAACGGGAAGTGAGGTTTAAACAGATAATCCAAATAGAGAGGAAGCACATTACAACAGCCGATGAAGATTTAGTTGCAGGCTACGCACAAAGAGTGTTGGACATGGGGGATGCTCATTTAGCCTTAGATATTGAAACAAACCGTAGAAGTCACATGACTTGCATAGGGTTTGCTCACAGCCCTGTGGAATCATTTACAATTGATACTACTACTAAGGCAAAGTTAGAGCAATTCATGCCTTATATAAAGCAGATCTGCAGCAGTGATACCCAAAAGATTCTATGCAACGGTCTGTATGACAATTACTGGTTGGATGGCTATCACGTCGGTCTGCATAATTATACTTGTGATGTCCAATATTTACACCACGCAATCGACCCGGTTAACAAACATAGCCTGGATTTTTTGACCAGCTTGTATACCTACATGCCATACTGGAAAGATGAAGCTAAGGATTCAGAAAGTATTCAAAAGTATTCCGGTAACATAGAGGCACTGCTGGTCTACAACGGGATGGATTGTTGTGCTACTTATGAAGTCTGGTTTGCACTTAAAAGGGCAGCAGAGAAAATGGGGATGTTTGAATTTTACCAAAAAATGTATGTCGAGCTTATGTGGGCAATGCACAAGATGTCCTGCCACGGGGTAAGAACTGATGTAAAAGCCCAAAAATCGTGGTCAAAACAGCTAAAGGATGAGTTGGAGGATATCAGAAAAGAACTTGAAACTGGTGCAGGGGAAAACTTGTTTTCCACGAAAACCAAAGCTAGTTACCGAGATCCTACAAACGAAGAATGGGATCTGCTTTTGCTGCCTGAAGAGATTACATACTCTGCTGACGGCGTGCCTAAAGCTAAACATATCGACAAGGCTAATCGAACAACCCTTATTGAAAAGCAAAAGCTGACCTACATGATGTCTGGTGCCTATGCTGGCAAGATCCGCTTTTCGATTGACGAAGACCAAAAAGGTTTTTCTCGAACAAAACTTGAGAAATTTTTCTTTAAAACCCTGGGCATCCCTAAACAGACTAAGTATAACCCCAAAACGAAAAAGCGTGGGGTTACTATGGATGTGAATGCCCTTTACCATATGATTCGAACCTACCCCGAAAAAATGGGCCCCTATGGTAAGTTGCTGCTGAAATATCGAGAGAAAGAAAAGCAGCTTGGGTATTTGAAGGGGGCCTATGACAAAGACCATCGAACACGAAGTGGATATAAGCCTATTACAGAAGCAGGGCGGCTATCCAGTAGCAAAAACCCTAAAAATACAGGGTTGAACCTTCAAACAATCCCACAGTAGGGGGAAGTATGAACAGAAAAAATTTAGATCCAGAGTTGCAGGAAGTGCTTAGGGCAAAAGAGAAGCTTGTAAGCGAAGCAAAAAAGCTTAATTACCGATTTAAATTCCTCCTCATGATTGTAAACCATCCCGATCTGGCCGTAGAAAATGAATATAAAGTGTGGAAAAAGCACACTACACCGAATTTTGCCGAAGATTTAGGGGTTTGGGTACGAGATGTTGAAAAATTTTACCAACAATTTTTTGCTAAATATGGGGGTCAGCATGAGGGATAGCGTATTATACCTTACACTTAAATTGTACCTTTGTAATGCAGCTATTTGGATGGTCCTTAGTTTTTGCTTTATGCTGGTCACAAAAATTGACTTGATGATGGGAGGACCGCCTTGGTTCGCTTTTGTGCCCAGCCTGTTGGCGTCCTTACCCGCATTAATCGCCTTTTTGATTGTGTTTCATGGCCATAAAATATCCATTGTTTCTCTAGAAGGGGGGTTTGATGAAGGCGGGGCATAAATCACAATTATACATTGTTGTAGTCGTTATAATCATGTGTATTTATTACATTAAATAGTAACCAGGAGGTTTAAACCTTAGATGAGGATTCAATTAAATGACCCCAACAAAAAAAGAAAAAAATTTTATAAGGCAATTCGTTTTTTGGGCTATGTGCTCATTATTTGCTCTTTGGCTGGTAGCGGGATCATTGCTTTTAAGTTCATCCGGGATACGATCCCACAACTCAGAGTTTGTTGCTGCGAAACCTGCCCTGAAACCATACCCTGCGGGGATCTTCGAGAGGTGGGAGAGCACAAAAACTAAAAAAGTTTGGTCGAATGTACGTGAATTAATGGCAAACGATAATCCACAACAAGAAGGAAATTATTATGGCCGGTAAAGGGAAAGATAGTCCGATTTTTGCATATATCTTGGTGGCTTTAATGGTCTTGGCCTACTTTTGGCTTCAAGGCGGGGGTCAAGCCCCATCCATGCCGTCTTTACCATCAATACCATCAATATCATTTTAAAGGAGGTTTACCTTGGGCAAAAAAGTAGGGGGTTCCAGTTTAGGGATGATCGTATTAGCCGCGTTTATTATCATCGCTTGCATAAATACATGTGAAAAGCGGGGAACGTCCCCCATGTTTCGGTGGAGTCAGATTGATACTATGACTTCAGAAGAAGGGAGTGGGTAATGTTGGTGCCAGATAAGCCCTTTGAGGTTAGGAATGTCAATGATCTACGAGTTTGGATTGTGCAGAAAATTCAAGCACCTGAATCGCTGAATGAAATAATTTTTTATGTTTCTGAAGAAGTTCGAAATAAGTGGTTTTTAAATCATTACACATTGCCAGCCCTTTTTCATAATAGGGGCTACCGAGTCTTTTTCTCTAATACTGGTGGGGGTGTTTACCGCGTTAGTGTGCGTTTGCTTTAAGGGGGAGATTAAGTGGGGATTAAATCGACGTTAAACGAATTCTTTTTCAGACTATCGGCCTTTCTATTTGGGTTCGCTATATGCATCGGTAGCTGTTATCTAACCTGTAGGCATATTACACTTAATGATTCGATCCCCTCATTTTCTGGCTTTTGGTATTTAAACCCCG